ATTTTAAGAATTATTCTGCCATAATGTCTGATATTATTAATTAACTAAAGAGGGCCTTTAACACCACATTTGTTCCGTCACACACTTGCCACTATGCTACTTCAAAGAGGGACACCGATCACAGAAGTCCAGAAAATACTTGGTCACGTTAACATCAATACCACTACAATATATGCAAAGGTATCAGATGAGGATGCAAAAACATCACACATTAAATATGCAATCTAATACAATGTCGGAGGTGATTTATACGAGAGGTAGAACACGACAAAAACAGTCCGTATGGATTTCAACAGTAACAGAAAAAAGTAATGGAATTGACAAGATTCTTGTCTATTCAAATCCACAAAAGAAGAATATTTCAGTATCAGCAACAGCCGGTACGCCAGAAGAACTGTCTGCCGGAATCGTTCCTGATTACGATCGATATATCACGGTTTTTGACCGAACATTTCAGCCAAAAGAAGGCGATGTTCTGTGGGTTGACGCTGTGCCGGGAATCAATATAGACGGAGCTTTGATTCTTGACGATGATAACAGTCCGACCGTTTTGCCAGACTACAGGCTTAAAAGAATCCTTGACACTCAAAAAGGACAGGTCGCCCGATATGGAATAGCGAAAATCGGTGGTAACAATGAGTAGGAAAACAATCCGGTGCAGCTTGAACCATAATTCTTTGCAGTCAGCGATTCAACAGCTGGAAGAATACCAGAAAGATATTAAAAGGAAGAACCAGATTTTCATTGACAAACTGGCTCAAGAGGGAATACAGGTTATACAGGCCACGATGGAATCTGTTCCGACCGAAGAAAAAGGTTCTTACTATACGGAAGTTATCAATAACGGACATGGCGATATTGTTGGTGCAGCAGTCCGGCTTTCTGGGGACAAGGTTCTTTTTATCGAGTTTAGCGCCGGTATTTCTTATGGAACGGATAGCTATCCTTTGCCGTCCGGTGCTGATTATGGTGTCGGTACTTACCCAGATCAAAAACACGCCTACGACCCAAACGGATGGTGGTATGTGGATGAAAGTGGACGAAAGCATCATTCTTATGGTAACAGGGCGTACATGCCGATGTACCATGCGGAAGAAGCTATTATTATTCAGATACGACATATTGCAAAAGAAGTGTTTGGAAGATAGGATAAAGCCCGGAGTCATCTGGGCTTCTATTTTTTTACCTTAAAACGGATAAAAATAGTCCAGTATATTATACGATTTGCCTATGCAAAAATATGGAATCATATGGCTTGTTTTTTGTACAATTAAGATGCGAAGCATCTACCGGAAAGGTAGGTGCTTTTTTCATGCCCAAAAAATAAATCATAAAAGATAATTGAACAGGCAGGGTGATTAAATGCCGAAAATATTAAAAAACCCAATATCCGAGATATACGAACGCTGGAATAAAGCGATCAAACCTGTAGTTGGTAAAGGGAATTTTTCCATGGACAGAAGCCAAACTCTTGCATCTGGAAAGAAAACCTATGCAAGACTTTACATGTTGGGAAATGTTCTGACAGAAGGAGATCTTGAAGGCGATGAATGCGCCACGGTTCCAACTATCCAGATTGAGTGCTTTGCCACAGGTACGAATCCAATTGCAAAAGTATATCAGATTGACGAAAAAAGCCACCAGTCCATGATTGGCATGGGATTTCGTAGAACCTACGGACCCGAACTCATGGGGAACGCTGATGATAGTATCAAGCGGCTTGTTAGCCGATACACAAGAATTTACACCGGGCAGTTGCTCGGCGAATGAAAGGGGTGAGATAGAATGGATCAGATCATGAACTATGTGAAACCGGAACTTCTGGTTGTAGCTGTAGTCCTATATTTTGTAGGAGTATTCCTCAAACAGGCTGAAACCGTAGCTGACAAATACATTCCTGGAATCCTTGGGCTTCTGGGTGTGGTTATTTGTGGAATCTATGTTTTCGCTACATCTACAGTCACAGGCGGTCAGGAAGTTGCAATGGCAATCTTTACCGCAATCACACAAGGTATTCTTGTCGCAGGACTGAGCACTTATGTAAATCAGGTCATTAAACAAGTAAGCAAAGAAGAGTAGAAGGGCGGTGATCCTTTTATCTCCCGGGCACAGGGTTACGTGCCAGAGCCGTAATGGCTCTTTTTTTATGCAGTAATTTATAGCCGAAAGGCGGAAAGGAGCCAATATGGCAGGAAATATCGCAGGAATCAGTACCGTTGGTGCTCTTACCGGTTATGCAGTAGAGACGGTGGCGGGAACAAAACCAACAAAATTTAAACAGCTTCACAGAATAAATGCTTCTGATGAAATCAATATCGACGTTGAGACTATCGACGCATCCGCTCTCGAGGATGAAATCGAGAGAACTATCGCAGGTCGTGGTTCAACTGGCGGTACGTTTAATGTAACCGTAAACGTTACAGACGAAACGATCAAAGAGTGGGAAGACCTTATCAGTGCTTACAAAACAGCTCATGCAAGTGGTCTGTCTATGTGGTATGAGGAATATTACCCGGCACTTCAGAAAGCATTTTTCACCAAAATTGAGCCACCGACTATCATTCCTAAACCGGCAAGAGATCAGAATGGACTTCTTACTGTTGACATGTCCCTGACTATCAATGAGTATGTCGGCCCAGACACAGCAATCAAGCCAACTGAAGGCGAATAACAAATATATCTAAAACTGGGAGGAAAAGATATTATGTATAAACTTTTAAAGATTGGTAGCAAAGAGTATAAGCTGGAATACGGCATTGAGGCGTCTCTTTACGATGATTGCGTCAAAAGTGTAATGAACACGCTTCTGGCAACAAGCGGTGGTGTGGACAAAACGCCGGAAGAAATGATTTCCGGCATGGCAAATATTCCGAACACAGCATTAACCGTGTTTTATGCAGGACTTCTTCAGTATCATGGTGACAACCCGGATGCAGACGGTTCTGTTCCGACTCTTGCAACTGCGAAGAAACTTGCAGCACAATTTATTCAGGAACATAAGGACGATGAGCAGGGTAACTTTTACGGTATCTTTACCATGTGTCTTGACCAGATGGAGGAAGACGGTTTTTTCAAACTGACCGGTCTGGAGACGTTCATGGGCGATCTGAACGTAGCAGCCAAACCGAAGAAAACTCCGAAGAAGCCGACAGATCACCAGAAAAAAGCTACAGCGAAATAATCTGGACAGAGTTATATCCGGCGGCAGTTCGCATCGGAATGAGCCGGAAAGAATTTCTCAGAAGTACCATACGTGACCTTCAAGTAAGGATACGTGAGTACGAGAAAGGTAAACGTGATGAAATAGAAACTCAGGTAAAACTGATTGAATATCAGTCATGGCTTTCCGGCTTATATGTGAAATCTGCGGTATCAAGTGCACTTTCTGGCAAAGCAAAATATCCAGATAAACCAATCACAGAAAAAACAAAGAAACCACAGCTTAAAGAAAAAACAGATGTTCCGAAACGGTCTGAAGCTGAATTGAAGCAGGAAGAACGTTACTACGAACTTCTGATAAAAAAGGCAAATGCGAATATCGCTGAGATAGGAAGTGAAGAGGGCAGACAGGATGAGTAAAAAGTCTTGTCTGCCCTTATTTTTTTTGATTAAAAGGAGGTGTTTTTATGGCTGATAATACCATTGATACCCTTGATATACAAATAAATAGTAGTACCAGGAACGCTACAAAAGCATTGGGAAATCTGGCTAAAAAGTTAAAGGATGTTGACACAGCACTGGGGAACGTCAATACCGGCGGGCTTAGAAACTATGCTCGTGAAATCGGAAGAGTATCAGCGGCTTTACAGACATTAAGCAGGACAAATGTTAGTGTGCCTAATTTGTCTGGATTAACCGGACAACTTCGTAGTTTATCGAAAGTTAATTTTTCGGAATTGGAAACAAGTGCAAAAAGCTTTCAAGAATTAGCTGTAGGATTGGGCGCTTTGAAAAATGTTTCTAGTGTTTCTATACCTAAAATAGATGCTAAAAACATCAATTCTGTGATTAATGTTATAAATAAGTTTCAAACAATTGATACTGCAAAAATTCAACCATCCATAAACGCTATTAAAGAAATATCAAGAAGCATGTCGTTGCTGGGTAATTTGAATTTCAAAGAAAATGGTCTGATAAATGCGGCAAATGCATTAAGACGTTTATCACAATCAGACATTAAAAACTTTGATACAGACAAATTAATTTCCATATCCAGAAGTCTTCAGGCTTTTTCAACGCTTCCAGATATTTCATCAGGCATAAACAGATTGGTTTCATCTCTTGCAAAATTAGTGGCCGCAGGAGATAAATCGAATCAAGCGGCTAAAGGATTAGAATTACTTGGAATAAAATTAAACGGAGTCATAAGAAATATTTCATACGCAGGCGAAGTCTCTGATTCCATTAATTCGTTGATACAAGCCCTTGCAAAATTGGCATCAGCAGGAAATAAGACAGGCCAGACGGCATCGCAGTTAGCAAATCTTGCAGTAGAATTAAAGAAGTTTTTTGCAGCTATGAAAAACGCACCACAAATCAGTCAGAGCACTGTGCGCGTTATAGTTGCACTGGGACAGTTAGCGGCGGCTGGTGGTAAGGCTAGTGCATCAATGAATTCTGTATCCAGATCCCTTGAAGGACTTTCTATGATAAGTTCTAGTTTATCAAGCGCCATGAGCTCACTTGCTAATATGGCAAAATCGGGATTTGGTACTTTAACATCATCTATTTCAGGGCTGGTAAATAAGGGAAAAGAATTAAAAAGTACATCATTCAATATCAGCTCTTTGCTTAAAACCGTTCTTGGCTTCAAAGCGGCTTCGGCCGTGATGAGCAAATTCAGCGAAGCCATGGGTGGAAAAGGAATCCTTGAGATCGGTTCCGATATCGCTGAGGTTGAGAACGTTGTAGACGTTGCTTTTGGAAGCATGAGCATGGCAGATCAGACATACAAGTTTGCGTCCACGGCGACGAAACAGTTCGGACTGTCGGAACTGGCAGCAAAGAACTACTCCGGAACCATGATGGCAATGCTGAATGCTTCTGGTGTAGCGCAGGAATCAGCTGCTAAGATGTCAACAACTCTTGCAGGATTAGCCGGAGATTTGGCATCTTTTTACAACATTGATACTGATACCGCCTTCTATAAAATAAGGGCGGGCATTTCAGGTGAAATCGAGCCTTTAAAACAGCTCGGAATAAATTTGTCCGTAAAATTTTTGTTGCGGCTTCACATAGTAATATGTGTAGAATCATTCCGTGAACGCAAGTCAAAGCGGTGTGTTGCTTAAACGCAATGCTAACGGGGAAGCCTAAACTATTGACACTGTATACCCAAACATAATATAATAACCTCAAGGAGGTATTTATGATAGGGTATATTTATAAGTGTGAAATAGCAAACAAACTTTATATTGGAAAAACAAGTGGAAAACCAATTTACAGGTACAAAGTACATTTATATAACGCTTTTGTGTATAAAGCCAAAATTCCTATTGCGGAAGCTCTTAGAACTGTAGGCAAGGAAAATGCCTTAAAATGTTTCAGCGAAATTGAAACTATTACTGGTGAAAATTGGGAAGATTTAGAATTTAAGCTTTGTGAGCGCGAAAACTTTTGGATGGATAAATTGAATACGATATATCCAAACGGATACAACAAATTTCATTCGTCTCCCAGTAAACGAATTATTAACCATGCACCGCAAAAGCCAAGAGAAAAAGTGATGCGAAAAATTATATGCTTAGATACGCAAGAAAAATTTCCGTCTATAGCGCAAGCAAGTAGAGCGTACGGTGTATCAAGCACGGCTATATGTAATTGCTTAAAAGGTAAAAGCAATACTGCAAGCGGGTTGCATTGGAAATATGTTGATGAAGAATATCATACTTGTGAAAAGCATGAAGGAATGAAAAATCATCCTAATTTGAGTTTTCAAGTAATTTGCAAGGAAACAGGAAAAATATACGCTTCCGCATCAGAAGCCGGACGACAAACAGGAATAAATAAGGCACATATTCTAAAATGTGCAAATGGGCAATATCTTCATGCTGGTGGCTTTTGCTGGGGATTTATAAAAGACGGAATTCCTGTATATCCTGACAGAACTGACAGAAATAAAAGACCTGTAAAATGTTTAGAAACTGGAAAAGTATACGATTCAATTACAGCGGCTGCAAGCAGTATAGAAAATTGCCCCTCTCCTTCATCACTAGGAGCTTCAATACGGAGAGGGTACCGCTATAAAGGAAAAAGATATGTTTATGTATAAAGTTTGTGTGGTAATCCCGTGCCAAGCCTGAGAGGACTCAGGAAGGTGTAACGACTATCCGAGACATCGGAGTAGAATGGAAGTAGACACCATTCGAAGTGCGGAAAGACAAAGAAAGTACTTTGTGAATACAAAGTTTTTTGTTTATGATATAGTCTATTCCCCTAATAAATATCGGGAAACCGAGGGTATCAAAGTGCAAATTTACAGGAGTATGCGTTGTCACAAGGAATTACGACAGCCTATAACTCCATGACGCAGGCTCAAAAAACGATGCTGCGCTATAACTACATCATGTCAGTTACAAGTGCGCAGCAGGGGGACTTCGCTAGAACAGCCGGTAGACTATGTGCCGCCTGATGTAGTAATACATTAGTGAAAATCGGGTAAAATCGGTGAAAGCTAAGTTGACTTAATACGAACATTTTATTATAATATGTTTGAGGTGATTTAATGCGAACATATTATATTTACAGAGCTACAAATAAAATAACTCAAGAATCTTATATCGGGCAAACAAGTAATTTCCGTAATCGAAAATGGCAGCATGAAAGATGCTATGAAAAGGAAAAATGTAAATTTCACGATGCAATTGAAAAATACGGAACAAATAATTTTGAATGGGAAATTTTAGAAACTTGTAATACAAGAAAAAAAGCTTTAAAACTTGAAAAAAATTATATCACACTGTATGATACTTATCATAGTGGATACAATGAAAACAAAGGAGGAGTTGGCGGATATAACTCAATTCCTGTAATTTGTCTTGCAAAAGATGGAACTTTTATTAAAAAATATGATAGTGCCACTGAAGCAGAGAAAGATGGTTTTTGTACGAGCAGTGTGTTGACATCTTGCAGGAGTGAAACACGTACTGACCATGGATACATTTTCATGTATGAGAAAGATTTTCAGCGTTATGGATCACGAAAGTACACTCCGCCAGAATCAACAAGCATGAGAAGTATTATTCAATGTGATAGCAACGGAAATTTCATACAAAAATTTAAAAGCGTCCAAGAAGCTTCAGAAGTGACAGGCGCTAATCGCACGACTATTTCAGGAGTTTTAAGCAAAACATATAAATCTGCAAATGGATTTATATTTGTATATGAAGAAGATTTTCCGATAAAAGATTTGAGTGATTATCAAAAACGAAAAAAAGGTAGAAAAGTAGCTCAAGTAAATCCTGATACAGGAGAAATATTAAAAGTGTTTAATAGAATATCGGATGCAGGAAAAGAATTAGGTGTGTGCTACAAGGGCATACACAAGGTAATCGACAAACCTGATAGAACTGCATTTGGATATAAATGGATAAGTCAATAAGTTAATACCGAGATAAGGCTATAGAACAAAAGCTATAGCACATTGTAGAGCGTAGGGATTGAACCTAGGCTCTTTTTTATTAAAGAGTTTAGAATATAATATCCCCAAGAGTATCCGACATCCTTATGGGATGAAAATGTACGCCGAACTTATAGGAAACTATAAGAACTATAGGATAAAAAGCCTATAGGATAACATTAATTGACATACGCAAACCAAGTACGTCTCCTTGCTATGAACATTCAGTCCCTTGCATCCGTCATAGGGCAGGGCTTAATCGCAGCGGTTCTTCCGGGAATCAAAGCTCTTAATGCCCTGATGTCCAAACTTATGCAGGCAGCAGAAACATTCAGAAACTTTATGTATGTTTTAATGGGTAAAAAAATCAAAGGATCTACCAGCGGAGTTGTGAATGATCTTGCCGGACTCGATAACGCAGCAACAGATCTTAGCAATATGGAAAACGCCGGAGATGACGCAGCATCCGGACTTGATAACGCCACTTCATCAGCAAAAGCATTAAAGAAAGCCCTTTCAGTACTTCCTTTTGATGAATTAAATCAGCTTACTGATAATTCGAGTAGTTCTGGATCAACGCCGAGTACCGGAACAAAGAAAACCAGTACCGGTGCAACACCTGACCTTGGGCTTGGTGGCATCACGGATCAGATTGATGATGCGCTGAACAAAGAAGAAACCCCTATCAATAAATGGGCTGAAAAAATCCGCAAAGCTTTTCTTAACCATGACTGGAAAGGACTTGGAAAGACCATTGCAGATATGCTTAATATCGGAATCCGGAAGATTTATGATGTTATAAGTTGGAAAAATGTTGGCCCTAAAATCACGGCTTTCACAGAAGCTTTTACAGAAACATTTAACAGTCTTGTTGATAATATTGATTGGAACCTGATGGGACGCACTTTGGGGGCTGGTCTTAACACCATCGTTAACACTATGAACCAGCTCCTTGATGGAATTGATTGGTATAACTTAGGAGCCAAATTTGGAACCGGAATTACAGGACTTGTAAAAGAAGTAAATTGGACTAATCTTGGAAACCTTATTGGAAATTCATTTATGAAAGCCTGGGACATGTTCGCTGGCTTGGTAAATCATCTGCCCTATGCAGATATCGGAAAAGCATTTGCTGATTTATTAAATGGAGTTTTCGAAAAAATTAACTTCACAAACATAGCACACGTATTAGCTACTGGTTTAAACGGTGCGTTTGATTCTCTTAAATCATTTACTGTAAATTTCAAATGGGATGATCTTGTCGATAACATTACTGGCGGCATCACCACATTCATGCAGCAATTTAAGTGGAAAGAAAACGGTCAGAAGCTTGAGGAATTTATAGATAACCTTTTGACTTCTCTCGTTGATATCGCAAATGGTGTTGATTGGGAAGCTTTCGGACATAATATCGGTGTTTTCCTCAGTAAAATAGATTGGCCGAAACATTTGTCACAAATCACAACAGTTCTCAAAGAAGTATTAGGCGGAATCTGGGATGGACTTGGAACTACATCAGCCGGAACTTTTATTCAAGCTATAGCAACATTTACTGTTGGAATGAAATTAATGCCATTTATAAATGCTATCGTAAAGTTTTTTACTGGGGATAGTGTACTTGGCATACTGTCTACTGCTGTTCGGGGAATGCTGGGACCAGCACTGACTTCTGCAGCTTCCACAACGATTCCTGCGTTTGGATCATCACTTGCAGCTCTTGTAGGGACCGGCGGTGGAATAGCTATTGCCGCAGCCGGAGCGGTCCTGCTTACAAAAAAACTTGCGGGACTATTCGAAACAATGCAAGGCGGAAACGGAATGACTACTCAGTACGGCGGTTATCTGCATGACTATGCTGCAAAACTGAATGAATTAACCACAATCACAAATGATCAATCAGAAGCCCTGTGGAAAATGATTGAGAAAGATGAAGAACTCGGTAAATCTCATGATGAGATGTACTCTGATATGATTGAGAAACTTAAGGAATATGGAGTTTCAACAGATCAGGCCAAAAGCGCCCTTGAGCAATATGGGGCACAGGCAGGCGTTTCTGCCGAATTTGTCGATGACATGACAGACAAGATTCAAGCGTTAGGAAGCGGCTTCTCCGAGAGTGCAGGGCAAATTGACATGTCCTCATTAAGCGCAAAAGAAGCTGTCAGCATTCTTTCTGATACTTTATATACTTTGAGTTTAAAAGGTGATGAATTCAGTGGAACTTATGTTGGAGTAAGGGACCAGTTGCAGAACACCGGTGGAAGTGCTCAAAGCGCAGATGAAGCTTTAAAAATTGTGTATAATGCACTTCAAAATGCTGGAGTTCCACTTGACGATTTAAACAAAAAATTATCAAAAGACTTCCCAAGTGCTACCGATGCCGTAACAACAGCAGTCAAAAACAACGTTGTTGGAGCACAGGAAAAGATTTCTTCAACGATGATGACCGCAAGTGCAGATACAGAAAAAGCAACAAACAAAATGGTGGAAACAACCACAGATGATTTTGCCGAGATTCAAAAGCAGGCAGATAACTATATGAAAGGTGTTGATACCAGTACGGTAACTTACTGGGGAAGCTCTTCCCGTGAAGTAACAAAAAATCTCCGTCAGATGAAGATTGATGCAAGTACGGAACTGGGCAAAATGGACGAAACTGTCCGCAGCCACTTTGGAAGCCAGTACAGGATTGCCTTAAGTAAATGGCAAGATCTTGGAAGAGATATTTCTTCCTACATCCGCGGAACTATGAACACAAGTATTGGAAGTGGAATTAATACTGTAGTTGATACGATTAAAAGAAATTTCAGTGATATGTACAGTGTTGGCCAGAATGCTATGCAGAATCTCCGAAACGGCATGGAGTCAATCAACATCAGAACTCCACATATTTCCATGGATTACACTGATTGGCAAGAGGGACGGACCCACAAGTGGCGGTACAATTCGAGAGTTGACTGGTATGCCAAAGGCGGTCTTTTCAATGCGGCATCCGTGATTGGTGTCGGTGAAGCCGGAAAGGAAGCAGTCCTTCCGCTGACCAATAAACAGGCCATGAAGAGCATTGCTGACAGCATCACCGGAAACATGCCGGACGGAAGTATTGGACTGAGTAAGGAAGAAATGACGCAGGCGGTAACACAGGGAGTTGCCATGGCAATGATGAACCTGAACACCGGCGGAAGCACATCTCCGCAGTATATTTCCAACACAATTAATCTGGACGGCCGGGCGTTTGCGAAAGCTATCACAAAAGTCCAGCAGGACAACAACCGGCGTAAAAATCCGAGTCCGGCATGGTAGAAAATCATTGCTATTCCTGCTAGATTGCGGTATAATAAATGAGTAACAAGTAACACCTATATCTTGTTATATTGTGCGAAAAAACAAAATATTGAGCAGACTTTTAAGATGATATTTACTTGGGTTGAAACAGTGACCCGTTTCCCGTGATACCGTCTTGGAGTCTGCTCTTTTTTTGTTTTACAGAAGGGGATGAAGTAAATGAAGCCATATGGATTAGTTGACAGAAATATTATACTCAATAAAAATCTATCGTTGGAAGCAAAAGGAATATACGGCATATTGATGAGCCTTGATGGAACAGACTTTGAACTGGATGAAATCTGCGAATATGTTTCAGAGAGCAAATCAGTTGTCGAAAAAGCTTTAAACGAATTGGTAAATTATGGATTTATTTCATTCGAAAAATAATACGGTAAAACCAACAGGCTTACCCGACGGGGGACAAGCGGAAATGCCTTGCCGCCTGCCTGTTGATTTACATACATTTCAAGGCATCTTATATACGAAAGGCAGGTATTTTTCTATGGCAAAATCTTTTAATTACCGTAAATATTACAAAGACTATTATGGGATTGATTTCGACAGTAGCTATGTAATCCACCATATTGACTTTGACAGAAGCAACAATGATATTAATAATTTAATTTTATTACCTTCGAAGTTACATAGCCGATATCACTTTTTGTTAACTGGATTTAATCCTGATAAAAACAATAAAGGAATTGCAAGTCTTGATTTTAAAATCGTTTCAGAATGCGGGAGCATCCCTATGTTTGGAATAAACATGATGAAAAATTTGTGTGAAACAATGGTAGAAATTGATAAATGGGTAAGAATAAAATCCGACATGGATAAAGAAAAATACAATAAAGAAAAGTACGGTATTTAATATTTAGTTAAATTCAGTAGGCTAGGTTGGCCGCCGAAAAGTGTAAACCTTGATGCACCTGCCTACTGTTTTTATAAATCAAGGATTCTGGCATATTATGGAGATGCCAACGACCAACAAGGAGGTTATCATTATGGACAAAGAGTTTAATTATCCAAGAGATTTTAAAGGAGTATGGATCCCGAAACAGGTTTTTCTTGATGAAAGATTAAATGCGATTGAAAAATTGATTCTGGCAGAAGTCGACAGTCTTGATGTAGAAGGAAGTGAAGGGTGCTTTGCAAGCAATGAATATTTAGCAAATTTCTGTCAATGCAGTGTAACAAAAGTTTCTACTTCTGTTTCCAAGTTAATAAAGCTTGGATATCTTTATGTGCTTAAAAATGACGGAAGAAAAAGGTACTTAAAGAGTAGACTTTCAAATTTTGAAAGCCAGGAATTTAAAAACAGTAATTCAGACACGCCAAATATGAAACATAGTAATAATAGTTATGAATACAGTGTAGATGATATAGATAAAGACTTTATTTTATCAAATAAAGAGAAAAAGACTTTACCAAAGAATGGTAAAGGTTCAAAGACTTCTGCTCCTAATAATATTAATATACTAGATATAAATAATATACCCTCACGGACAACTGGGCAGAAGGAAGTGTACCGCAAGCAAAAACAGAAAAATCGTTCTGAGAAATACCGGGACGAAGATGTACCACAGATTTTGTACAATAAGTTTAATTCGCTGTATGGTGAACAGGAGAATATTCTGGAAGATCATGACATCTGTCTGACCATGGCAGTTATCGCTTATTACTTCAAGCAGTACCGGGAACACATGAGCGAACAGCATATAATGATTTCTGCCGAATACGCAGATCAGTTCATGGGTGTTATCATTGGCGATGATTCGCCACTTCTGAAAGCAGACGTGGAAGAAAAGGATGAACTCCGGTTCTATCAGGACATGATAGACGAGTTTTTTAAATCAGACCTTGGTCAGCGAAATGGAAAAGACTTCGATCGTCATATCTGGCTGTTCTTCACTGAAGAGAATCAGAGAATCTTGTGTGAACGGGTAAAGCAGAAATGGGATAACCAAGAATACATTGACTAAATCAATCCAAAATCCGTTTGAAATACCATGAGTGATAATTTCCTCACGTAACACATAAAAATGGATTCTAGCCGATTTTATTCAATCAATTATCGAGAAAGTAGGGAAAGAAAATGGAATATGTTATGATTCTGAACGTAGTATCAGTGATCGCTTGTTCAGCGGCTATTGCCACGGCCTGTAAAGTGACAGGTTCAGCGTGGCCATTGCTGGCATTTATTTTAATCCCAAAATGGGGATATCATCATTTTGACGACAAGGAGAAAAAAAGATGAAGAAAAAATTAAAAATCATGTTACTGGTAATCCTGTGTCTGTGCTTTGCCGGAGGGGCTGCCGGATGCGCTCTGATGGACGATGCTGTTAATGACATCAAAGGCGATCTGGTTGGAAATGGATATACAATCCGCACCTATGATAACTACGGTCAAAAGGTCATGACCACGGTCGGCGACAAGATCAATGTTCAAGGGAATCCGATTGAGACAACTTCTTACAACAGTGATGGAACCGTGGTCAGCGGATACGAGCTGTCATCCGTGATCACAATCAATATTGACAGCAAGGAAATCCAGAGCTGCGGCGACACCTGTATATTTGAGCAAGATGGTCTGGAGCCGGATGTGGATTTTGAGCAGACAGATATTTACAGTCAATCTACAGGAAAACTTTCTGACAATACTTACGTTGCCGGGATCGTAAATCAGTACAAGAATTATTTCGGAAAATCTAGAGTTGTTGTGATTAAATCTCAGCTTGGGCAACCTATTACAGCATATTCTGGTGACGAAGTATACTGGAAGATTCCGAAGAAGTTGCCGAAAATGACAAAACTCATGATTGACGGAAAAGCCCTTTACATCCACCGGGCAAACTTCCAGATTATTGACACAGCATTGTTGAAATAAAACAGCTTAAATTCGGGCACGATTTTTTTGAACGATAAAACTCCACGGAAACACAAAAAATGGATTCTGCGTGATTTTGCCTAATCAATTACTACGATTCTCATTGTAGTTTCTCTTTATCAGATGTATAATTGAGCTATCAATCCAAGGGAGGAAAAAGAAAATGAAAAAGTGGAAAAAGTTTACAGTGATCTTGCTGGCAATGATCATGGCGCTTGCCATGGCGGTTCCGGTATCGGCGGCAACAGTTAAAATTAACAAAACAAAGGTGACGATTTGCACAGGACAGACATTGCAGCTGAAGATGGTCGGAACGAAAGCGAAGCCAAAATGGTCTAGTAATTCAAGAAATGCAGTTGTGAACAGTACTGGGAAAGTGACCGCAAAGGCCCGGGGAAAAGCCACGATTACTGCTAAAATCGGGAAAAAGAGTTATAGATGCATGATAATAATAGAATCACCCAAAATTAGCAGCACAAGTGTTTCACTGTACAAAGGAAAAACGGCGCAGCTCAAGATGTTGAACACAAAGCAGAAGTATAAATGGACTTCTTCGAATGTGAAAGTTGTAACGGTTTCAACAACTGGCAAGATTACTGGAAAAAGCACCGGAACCGCCTATGTTTCTACAAAAAGTGCTTCCGGTAAAACGTTCAAATGCAAAATTACAGTCAAGAACACTCCGAGCAAACTTAAAATGCTTTTACCAAACCAAAAAGAGTGCGGAAATGCAGAGTTTTTCATTGAGTATAATTCTCAGAGAAGTACGAATGGTAAAACAGTACTTATGCAATTATATAAACAATTCCCGATGGGGTATATTAACTTTTCGGCCAGTAATGTCGATCGTGGCTTAACGACATATATCTATATTGATGGAAAACTTTGGGATCAGAACAGAGGTACTTCTGTTAGCGGCGGGGGATCATTGGATGACATTTATATAAAACCTGGAACACATGTTGTTGAAATGGTGCAATTTGCGAATAATAATCGTTATGGAAAAGTGAAGTCGTATCGTAGAGCGATGTACAAAGTGATTTACAAATAAAGCTATGGACCGGGGAGAAATCTCCGGTTCTTTCTTTTTTGCTTGAATGCCATATGTAAAAATATGGAATCATATTATATTAAAAACGTATAATGAATAATCATAAAGCGTCTATCTTTTGATAGGCGCTTTTTTCATGCACAAAAATGAGGTGATTATTCATATGGCAGACGTTTTTATAAAAATCAATGGTGCAGCGATGCCTTGCCCATCTTCTTTTACCTGGGGGCTGCAAGATATTTCAGCATCAGAATCTGGACGTACTGATGATACGATCATGCATAAAAACCGCGTTGGCCAGAAACGGAAACTGGCTGTTGGATGGAATGCACCGGATTGGGATACTGCTTGCAAGATCGTACAGGCTGTAAACCCAGAGTATTTTTCCGTTGAATATCCTGATCTTTTATCTGGAAATAAACATGAAGTAAGAACTTTTTATGTCGGTGACCGGTCTGCCCCGTTCAAATATTGGTGGGTAGGAAATCAGCGGATGGAAGGTTTGCAGTTTGATTTGATTGAACAGTAGGAGGTGAGAATTTGAGGTATGTTTCCAGCAGATTTAAAGCTGAACAGAATAACGACAATAGGAACTATCTGAAATATGCGGATATCACATTGACAGATGGAACGGTTCTCAATCTTACCAATACGGATTTTTGGTCAAATGGAATGAAATTTGAAGATTCAGTATCCGATGATAGCGCTTTTACAATTGGATCTGCGAATATAAACACAGTAAATCTGTCAATTAATAACTTTGATGAAAAGTATACGGATTACGATTTCACAAATGCAGAAGTGATCTGTTATGTTGGACTTGAAGTGGAACCAACGTCCGGAACTGAAAAAGAAATAGAAAAAATCCGAATTTGCACCATGACCGTGGTTGATACACCATATCAGGATACTACGATCATTGAACTAACATGCGAGGATAATATGCGAAAATTTGATCGTGATTATTCTGAGAGTAAGCTCAAGTATCCGGCGACACGTCGGCAAATAATCCAAGACGCATGTAATGTATGTGGAGTAACACTGGATACATTATCGTTCGATCAAGATTCTTATCAAATCGTAACAAGGCCGGATGATGATGCATTAACTTTTCGTCAGGTGTTAGCATGGGTATGCCAGATCGGATGTCAGTATGCCAGATGCGATAGATATGGCAGACTGACTATAAAATGGTACGATACGGAAATTGTTGATGCGAATAGAATTGAAATTAATTCTACGAGCAAATTTACCCCAAATTTAGATGATGTGGTTATAACTGGCGTAAGGGTAACAGAATATATTGAGGCTACATCCGATGATGAAACCGCAAGTTCATATCTATATGGAAAAGAAGGATATGTTTTAGAAATCGGTGAAAATAAACTAATCCCACAGGGAACCGGTGAGACTGTAACTGCAATGATCGGCGAAAAATGCGTTGGAATGTCGTTTCGCCCATTTGAAACGCAGTGCTTAACAGACATATCTATTGAAGCCGGGGACGCTGTTTTAATAACGGACAGAAAAGGTAATAAATATAAAAGCTTTTTAACGAATGTTGTACTACAACCCGGAGTATTCGAACAAATTTCTTGCAATGCTGAGAGCGCAGCTAGAAACAGTTCAAAACAATATTCTTTGATTACGCAAACAGTTGTTGATGCTAGAAAGTCAGTGCAAAAGGAAAAAGCGCAACGAGAGCTTGCACTTGAAGAATTTGAGAAAAGGCTTGACAAATCATCAGGGGTTTTTACCACTATCGAAACTCAAGAGGACGGGAGTAAAATTTTTTATTTGCATGATAAGCCCAAATTAAGTGAATCGCAGGGAATATGGCGGATGACGGCGGAAGCCTGGGGCGTATCAAACGACGGCGGAAATACCTGGAACGGCGGAATGACTGTTGATGGAGACGCTATAGTTCGTATTTTGGAAGCGGTTGGAGTTAACGCAAATTGGATCAATGCCGGAGCCATTACCGTAAAAGACGCAGAAGGGAATCTTCTATTCTCTGTTGACATGGATACAAAATCGGTATATATCAGCGGAAATGTGCAGATCGGCGGTGGAAAAACACTCGATGAGACATTAAAAGAGTTCTCTGCTTCTGCGAAGAACATGACTATTCAGCTGAGCAATGAATATCAGGGCATTCCTGTTGATTCTGATGGGAATTATAGCAGCTTTCCAGAATGCTCAACTCAGGTTACGGTGATGTATGGCGCACAGGATATCACGGAGAACTGTTCGTACACTATAACCGAATCTCAGAACATCTCGGGATCCTGGGACGAAGTTGAACACACGTATACAGTTGAAAGCTTAACTGCCGACAGTGGCTGGATTGATATAAGAGCTACTTATCTTGAGAACCTGTCAGTATCGAAACGATTCACGATAGCTAAGCAGTATGCCGGAGAACAGGGTACAGCCGGAAGAACATATTTTATAAATGCCGATGCTGACATTTTGCTGATGGGGGCTGACAAGAAGATTACTCCGAATATTCTGAACTTGAGGCCTTACTATAGAGATGGTCAGGAAGATGCTAAAAACTTTTATGCCTGGTGGACTATCGAAAAAAGCGTTGATAACGGCTCTTCCTGGGAAGATATAAGCACATACAGTACCTCGATGAAGCTGATCCAGATTCAGCTGAATACGCTGTCTCTTGAAGCACATGACATGATAAGGGCCAGCGCTTATGCCGATAAAGAAAAAACTATACTATGTGATCAGCAGACGTTCCCGGTAGCACTTGACGTTTCTGCTCTGTCTCAGAAAGATATTGTAGAAATTCTGTCTAATAACGGAGATTGGAAAGGACTATACTATCTGAACAATGAGCTGTATGTGTCTTTCAATGCGGCGCTCGGAGGAACACTGACACTCGGTGGACAGAACAACGGGAACGGGCTTCTGATCCTTCTTGACGACGAAGGGTCGGAGATAGGCCGGATGTCGTCCGGAGGAACGTCGTTTCGAAATTCTGATAACAACATAGTCATAAGAATTAATAAGAGTGGAATGTTCTTCTATGATTCGACCGGTCAAAAAAGAAAAGTGCTTACTGACAGTTCCGGCATCACTATATATACGGATTATACAGACACGAACAACTGGAAAGCTATAAAAATCGGTAAGTACGGAATTTATGCAGCAGAAAAGAGCGGCGGAGTGGAAGATCTCTGGATGGAGGGTGATACCAGCCACCAATGGGATGGATATATTCTAAGATTTTTGAATGATGCAGTTCGTTTAAATGCAAATGCAGTATATACAGACGGTTGTTCGATGGGTAAGAACCTGACTACTTCGGGAACTCTTTCAGTATCTGGTGACACTGGCCTTAAAGGAGATGCATACGTAGCTGGAAACTTTTCGTTCAGAGACTATAAAGAAGAAGAAGCCAATACAAGCACAAGAAGAAGACCCGTATCATCGGCAAGCGCCGCATTGAACAGGGTAGCTTATCTGTCATCGGCAACACGATCAAATAAAGCCGCATTGACGGTATCGGCCCAGTGGGGTTCGAGTAACTATACTACAAACACTTTATATAACGATTCTGCTTCCGATATCCGATTAAAAGAGAATGTTTTAGACTGCGAAATTAATGCTCTTGATGCGGTCTGCAAAATGCCGGTATGTTCATTCGACTGGAAAGAAACCGGCGTCCATCAGCCGCTCGGACTTGTTGCAGATGATATTGAAAAAATAGATCCGTTACTGGCGCTAGGCGGTGGTGAGAACGAAGATGGAAGCATGAATGTTAAGCAGATTGACAGGCTTCTTCTGACCGAATATGCAATTAAAGCAATCCAGGAACTGTCAGCTGTGGTCAAAAAGCAAGGCGACAAAATTAGAGAGCTGGAGGAAAAGCCGAATGGAAATTAAAGGAATTGACGTATCATCTAATCAGGGGAAACCGGACTGGGCGAAAGTTGCTAAATCCGGTATAAAGTTCGCAATCTTGAGGGTACATCAGAGGGACGGCATTGACAACTCATTCGAGTACAACTATAAGGGATGCAAGAGCAACGGAATCCTTGTCGGCGGTTACAAGTATTCATACGCTCTGACACCGGCACAGGCGATTGATGAAGCGGAGGATGTGATTGCTGCATTAAACGGGCGGGGGCTGGACTTCCCGGTGTTCTATGATCTCGAGTGGTCTAATCAGCGAAAACTCGGTAAGCAGGCAGTCGAAAACATTGCAGTCGCATTTCTGACAAGGATGAAGAAAGCTGGTTATAAGGTCGGCGTCTATTGCAATTATGACTGGTACAAAAATTGCTTGTCAGACGCTTTGAAGCAGTACGACTGCTGGATCGCAAACTATCCCAAAAAAGAACTGGATAACGGAACATTACAGGAAAGGCTGAGAGTTCCGGTCGGTGTAGGATGGCAGTATTCGGAACACGGAAAAGTATCCGGTATCAGCGGAAATGTTGATATGGATGTGTTCTACAAGGACTATAGAGGAGCAACACAGAAAGGAGAAACAACAGTGGCAAAAACAAAATTACAGAAATTCCTTGAACTTGGTGATTATTATGCTTCAAATGGCGGATATCTGGAAAAGAAGAGTGACGCTTATCTGGATGATTTTAAGAAGAACGCTGGTTACAACAACTATACCAGATTTGCTCGTGATGTAAATTCCTGGGGGCAGCCGGGTTGCCAGGCTCAGCCATGGTGTGCAGAGTATCAGTTCTGGAAACTGGTAAAAGCCCTTGGAATCACAAAAGCCTTGCAGATTATGGGCGGCGGATTCTACAACTGCAAGAGCATCACGAAACACGCCAAGAGTAACGGAACATGGCATAAATCTCCGAAAGTCGGGGCGCTGGTAATCTTCCGCAACGGCTCCCACGTTGGAAGCGTGCAGAGTTTTGACGGCTCAAGAATCTATACCAACGAGGGTAACACTTCAAGTGCAGCTGGCGTAGTAGCCAACGGCGGAGCAACCCGAAACAAATCCTACGCTATCAACGATTCTGCGATTGATGGTTATGTTTGGATTGACTGGGGCGGTGAAGGACAGACTGCAACATGGAAAGCAACCGGTACAGCTACTTCCACGGTGGATGATCTGTACGTCCGTGAAAGTCCGAATGGATATGTCCTCGGAAAAATCAACAAAGGAAACCGTGTTGAGATCAACGGAGAAAAGTCCGGCGCATGGACTAGAATCAAGGTAGTCGGAATTGGAATCGGTTGGGCCGCTACCAAGTACCTTGCTGTTGACGGACTAAAAAACACGGCCGCAACTGCGACAGTAATCGCCAAAAAGCAAGACAAGAACCAGAGGTTGTGCACTGGACAGGTCACAGCTTCCAGTCTGAACGTCCGCACATGGGCTGGAGCAGAATATCCGAACATCAAAAAATATCCGACATTAAGTAAGGGAAACAAGGTTGATATTATGAACTTCACTCAGAAAGCAAGTGATGGTAGTTCCTGGTATTACATCCGCATTGCTGGAAAGTATTTTGGATTTGTTTCCGCAAAATATATTAAGAAAATATAAGAATTGAGCCCCTTGGAGTTGATCCTTGGGGCTTTTTCTTTTGGCCGAAATAATGTTCTAATTGATTCTTCTTTCAAAACAGGTTATACTATCAACAGTCGCACAGGGATTGAACTTATGATGCATAACCCTGTGTGGCTACGCACAAGTGAAGAGTGCAGGCTGATTCTGTCGTGCATGAATGAAAGAGCTGTATGTTTCCGGTGGGAGCTGTTAGCAGCGGCACGAGTGGACAGTCAAAAAAAGAGTTGGGCGTAAAAACCCGACTCTTTTCTTACTCTTCGAGATATTTTTGATATATCTGTTCTATTTCTCTTTTTCGATTCTGAGCCATTGAAACAATGTCACCAGAGATCATCTTGATATCATTTTCGATATTTGAAATATAATCCATGTTTACGATATAGCTACGGTGGCACCGGACAAAACGCCGATCCAGAACTTTTTCTATCTCATGCAGACGCCGGTAAAAACCATACTGATGCCTGCACGTGCAATGGATGATGCACATTTGACCACGGCTTTCTATATATTCGATGTTACGAAAGAAAACCCTGTGGAAATCACCTTTGAATTTTACAGTGAGCATCCGTTCTTCCAATCTTCCAAGTGTAGTATCAATTACGGAAAACACCCTTCCATCTTCATGCCCTTTAATAACATACTGTGTTGCCTGAACATCAAAAGCATCACGCATGTAGCCGGCATGAGCTGTCCAGAACATCAGACTTCCGGAATAACCAGAGCCACGTAACTTATATGCTACATCAATACCATTTTCGCCGTCTTTTAAAATGATGTCCAACACGATCAAGTCAAACCATTCACCGTCTTTCACATCATCCACAAGAGGGACGCCAGAAGTGTATTCTGAAATCTGGTACGTCCGGTCGCCTTTTTTCTTCAAGAATGATTCAGCTCTTGATTTGAAATAATCAATATCAAGCTGATTATCGTCAAGTATCGCTATTCGCATTAATACCACGCCCTTTTTTTGTTATGCGAAAACATGCTATTTATTCAATTTACCAATTTTTACGGTGAAATGTTGTAGAATTTACAATGTAGATAGTATTTATATAGATATTATACTACAACAGTTTAATACTGTAAATGGGCTGAATTGCCGGAAATTTACCAAAGCTGCTCTCCTGTGATAAAAAAGTGCTTAAATATCCGGCAGTCAGTCCGTAAATAAAAGATATGAGAAAATTATATTTTACTTCTGATATGATATTAAATCTGTAGTATATTCACCTTCATATTCAGCCAACGGTCTGATTGTTAATGCGAAATCTACTTTTGATATTTCAGAAATCTCGTTCATTGAAAGGAAATCGTCAGTTGGAGTTAAGGTTATAATTGTTTTACAATTATTCAGCAAATATTTGTTGCACAGTTCATAATTCACGTCGGAAGTTGTAAAGTCATTATAAGTTTCAGAAACTACATCGTAAACAAAATACTGACCAGTTGTATTCGTGATGCAAAACGTGAAACTGTTCTCTTTTGATGATACAAAATCAACGCTAATACCATCTTTATCATATATGTTTTGAACGTTACTTAACACAGGTGAAGATGTTTCCGTGGCTCCAGTTACATCAACATGCACCTGACCACTATCGAAAGCTTTAAAGCTTTTTGAATTATCATAAGCCCACAGCAAAATATCGAAGCTGCTCAATTCATCCATTTGATAATCTTTATAAAAATTGGTTTTTTCCCAAGCACTGGTAAGTTCTATAGTAGAATTTGCTTTTTTACCTGGTGCAACATCGGCAGAATTAAGACCATATTGGTCACCACCAGCCATGATGCCGTTTATGGCATATGCGTAAGGTGCAATACCTAAATTCAGATCAGAATTGTTTTCAATATACAAACCAATGGTTCCTTTTGATGGCGACTCTGTTAAGCCTTTTGTTTCGACGTGTACTCCGTTTTCATCATATAAAACAAAGTCTTCTGCAAACGTCGGGATAGAAGTGGATGAAACCAAAATGCTTGTGACACCAAGTGCCGCTAATAATTTTAAATGCTTTTTCATAGTAAATCCTCCTTAGTAAAATTTGTATATATTATATCATTTAAAGCACAAGTAGTATAGTGAAACATAATAAAATTCGAGGTGTTATCAATGAAAACATTCAAACAAATTCTAGCCATTATCGGAATTATATTATACGTCAATTACATCATCAGTTCACCGGTATGCGTAGAAGAATATACAAACAGAGGTACTAGCATTTGTTCCGAACAACATATGCACAGACAACCAACAGTCAAAAGAAATGTCACGAAACAGATACAGCATATTCCTATGCTTGTATTTTGTTTTGCTCCAAAGAGAAATGATTTTACCTTTGCTATCACGAATAATTTCTATGCGATTGTAAATATTCCGGTATACCATTGGCAATTACCTCGTGGAAATATCATTTCATCCCACTTATTCCGTTTTATTAGACATATTATAGGATATAATGCAAACATAAGTTCGTGATATTCCATCTGCTAATCGAGCATATACTTTAATGTAGGCAGTAGTTTGCAAACAGGGAGGGTTATTTTATGGACTATAAGAAAGAAATTATTAGTATGATACAAAAGATAGAAAGCGTAAGATTCTTGGCGATGATTTATAGCTTTACACATACTCTTTTTGAGAAAGAAAAGAAGCAGGGAGATTAATCCCTGCTTCTTTCTATTTGGCGAACCTTTCAATGAACTTCCAAAACAATTCTTTGTCTTCTGATGATAATTGATAGTATTTCATAATAGCTTCTTTTGCCTTGGAATCCTCAGTGCCTATTTCAGCACATATAGAAGAGAAATCTTTGTCCAATTTTAGATCCTTGGGTAATTCTCCTTTATTGATCCAGTCTTCGTTAATCCCGAATGCTTGGCAAATGTCTTTGATAACGCTTTTACTTGGATTAGCATTGTCGTCATTCAAAAGTTTCCAAACATACTGAGGAGTTTTTCTGATTGCTTTCCCTATCTCAGTTTGGGATTTTTGACTTTCCAAAAGTACCTCTCGGACTCTAATGAGAATGTCCGTCATTTCCTCACCTCCCAATATCATAATACATCTTAGAGAAAGAAAAGTCAATAAAAATTTAAACTGAGTTTAAAATTATGCTTGACAGATAAATTGAGTTGTAGTAATATTAAACTAAGTTGAAAAGCTGATACAAAAAAAACAACTCACTAAACAGAAAGGAGAAAAATATGGAAGTATTAAAAAACAAAGATATTGAAGACGGAAAACGAATTGCCGATATTTTCGCAACATTATCAGAAGAAAACAAAAATATGGCAATCGTTTATCTGTCAGCCCTTAGAGATAAGGAAATTGCCGATTCCAGTAAAAAGGAGGTAAATTAGATGAATTTATACGATGTAGTGCTTTTCTTTTCTATTGCAGCAATCATTTTAAATATAATCACTTTTTTCTTAAATCGAAAGTAAATCTTTGCTTTCTTTTGGTACTTGAAGAGTATATATTTTATTCTTCTTGTTTGTGATTATTTTTAATGTGATAAAATCTTTGCTCAATTTAATATTAGCAGGAATGTCAAATAGGACAATTTCAAATATTCCTTGTGATGATTGCAAAGAGATCGGAAAATCCGCACTGAATATTCTTTCAGTGATGGGAATATCTGTTTCATTGTGCTTTGGATAATAACGTTCAGCAACCCATCTATGGGTTAGAACACATGAATACGAAGCGCGATGATTCAAAAGTAAAGAAACTTTGGTAATAATTATAGGAGAAGATGAATTGTTCTGAAAGATTAAACCTAGTTTGATAGACTTTTTGTTTTCTACATTTAAAGTGCACAGTGTTTCCAATGAAACAGAAATATTTGTTCGTTTACTCCAAAGTGAATGAATGAATTGAAATAGAGAAAGAACAAATCCTGCGATCGCAATAACGGTTGTAAGCAAAGACTTATTTTCTAAAACAAATTTAATAATAGTGTTTGGCATAATTAACCCTCCGTTTTTTTATTAAAGTATAACACAGAAAGGAGAACAATGAACGAATTAATACCTATTAATTACAGTGGTGAAGAACCAACTGTATCAGCAAGAGATTTACACGCAGGACTTGAGATTACAGATAGATTTTCGAGATGGTTCGAAAGAATGTCTGCATATGGTTTTGCTGAAGGAAACGATTTTACAAGCGTGAAAACTTCCACACTTGTAAATAATGGAGCAGAAAGAGAGATTACTGACTACCAGATTTCCGTAGACATGGCAAAACAGATTTGCATGATTCAGCGGTCAGAAAAAGGCAGACAGTACCGACAGTATTTTTTAGATTTGGAAAAAGCCTGGAACACGCCGGAACAGGTATTTGCCAGAGCATTGAAGATGGCGGACCAGACGATTGCGAAGCTGAAAGACTCTGTTAAGTCGCTGTCAACAGAAGTTAATATGAAAAATCAGATCATCGGAGAATTAAAACCGAAAGCTGACTACTACGATGAAATCTTGAATAATCCAGGGCTTGTAACAATCACCCAGATTGCAAAAGATTATGGAATGTCCGGTAAAAGGATGAATGAAGTCCTTCATGATCTGGGAATCCAGTATAAGCAAAGCGACCAGTGGTTGTTATACAGCAAATATCACGGAATGGGATATACACATTCCAAAACAGTTGACATTGTGAGATCAGATGGCAGACCGGATGTGAAGATGAATACCAAGTGGTCACAGAAAGGAAGAATCTTTCTTTATGAGACGTTGAAAGAGAACGGAATTCTTCCGGTGATTGAACAGGTGACGATGTAGGGAGGACGAGGCAGTGGCAGAACAGTTTTCTACATTCAAAGAGGATTTAGAGAATATCGGCATCCACATTACGGACGAACAGTATTCAGACCTCTGTGAGATTAACCTGTTTATGAAAGGGATGCCAGATATTCCGGTTTACAACATCCTACTGATACTCAAAACGCTTGGATTAATTCCAACCAAAATACCAGATAAGGAAAGCAGTCAGAAGCGTGACTCCAATACCAAGGGATGTTTTGATAATGAATTTGAGAGAAAGTTTGGAAAAATCAAAAAGTGATTTCTTTACTTTGTCTTTCTTGGAAACATAGGAGTTTTTCCCTAAATCAGTCAAGTATATATTGGCTAAGTCAGTATTTACAAGACTTCGAGATTTAAGAGATTTCACGTAGTAGTTGTACGTCTGGTGATCGAGACCAGATAACTGTAATAGGTCGTATTGATTCATGAAATCGTTGATAGCATTTTGAATCAAAAGACCAAGCAGGTCATTTTCATTTTGAATTAGCAAGCGTTTATCTCCTTTCATTTACTCGGCATGGCGGTGCCTGTAAATACATTATAGGTAGATAAAGAAGAAAACTCAATAACCCAAAGGAGTGAATTTTATGAGTAAAAAAAAGAAAAAGAAAAAGGCTTCCAAGATGGTACGAACATCAAAGAAACCTATTTCCTTAACATGTTTGATTAATAAGAAACCTATTTACCAGATGGATATTTTTCGTTGAATGCTTCTAACGCAGATTCATAAGCGTTTGTGTATTCTTCGAAATAATCGACAGTGACATGAACTTTGCCTGAATCAATTTGAGCTTGACGTTTTAAATGGCACGCGTCAATGCAAACTGCAACGGCTAAATCATGTGCACGTTTTTCATTGTCGGTCATTTTTACACCTCCCTTCGGAGAATATTATATCACATCGCAAAAAGGAAATGGCAAACTAAAAAAAGAAACAATCAGGAGGTAAAAATCAGATGATTAAATGCGAAAAAGGAAACGTATCAATCAACGGTGCGGGAAATGAAGTTATCCATGATCTTTCGGAAATCATATCTCGTACCTACAGTTCCTTTTCCAAAGCGTTCGGAGAGGAAAAAACAAAACAGATGATCTTCAAGGCGGTAAACGCCGGGATGGGAGCGGACAAATGACGAAAGCAGAGAAATTTAACCTTTATGCTGATACCTTATACGGAATGTGCCGGAAAGCACAGGACACAGTTCCAGAAGCAAATGTGTGCTTTGAATGTAAGGTTTTCAGCAGTGAAAAGTTGGGGGCATATCGTGCAATATGCGTTGGTATCACAACGTCTGGTGGAAGCAGAAAATATTACGATGTGTGCGAAGCTTTACGTGATATGGAGGAAAGCTTTGAATCCGTAAAGACAATCCTGAATAACCTGTTACTTAATGCTCCGTGCCCATACTGCGAAAAGGAGGAAGAAGATTGATGGCTGTAGAAAAAGAAAGCTCCGTGGATTTTATCCCGGAGACTGTTGAAGAAGAATATGCCCTGTTGGCAGGCAGATTGAAAGCTGTTGAAGCTTATCTTGATACTTCAGATAGCGATTACATCGACAAAAACGTTCTGGCTGCCATGTTAGGCATTTAAGTTGTAAGCAGCCCCGGCGGTGCAGGAACACCAACCGGAGCACGTATCTAACTTAGCTTGAGTAAGTTAAATACAGGTTGATTATATCACACCTTCCTGTATTTGACAAATAAAAACACAGGAGGGCATTTTTAATGTCTAAAATCACTAAGGAAACCGGTAAAACACTTGCTTCTGAGATCATCAAAGACCTTGAGAAGGAAGCAAGAAACAAAGATCTGGCAATCATTGCTCTGCTGACTATAGTGCTGGCAATGGGATTGCTGGGGAAAGGAAAATAATGAGAACTTACTTAGAGGGGCTTGCAGTGTTCGGAGTTTCTGGTCTGGCAATCGTATTCTTTACAGTATGCTGGGCTGTGACTGATTTGGACGCACTCACAATTCTGGCATTGGATTATATCTTAATAAGTACAGCCGGACTGGCAGTGATGCTAAAAATCAATGACTTCGTACACGACATTAAAAGGAAGGGAAAAGAGAATAGAAATGCAAGATTTAAACAAAGCAACACTGACCGGATTCGTAACTGATTCGGCGGAAGTCAAATTTAAGCCAAGAAAGGGAAAGAGCTTTTTAGTCGTCAGAAGTGACCGGTTCAGCGGAACACCGGACGATATCATCGTGGAAATCCCGAACAGACTCAAAGGTACGTTCCGGGAATGGAATTGGATAAAGGTTTCGGGAAGAATCCGTTCCAAATGGGTCAGAGCAGATCACCAAGAGAAAAAGTATATGTATCTGGAAGCATACGATGTCAGCACAGAAGGAACGCTTCTTGTGAATACAGTAGAAATGACTGCGAATATTTGCAAGAAGCCGGTGTTGAGAGAAACACCGTTAGGAAGGACACTCTGTGAAATTTGTGTGGCAATCAATGGATACAGACGGTCAGAATATATCTCCTGCATTTCCTGGAGAGACCTGGCGGTGAAAGCTTCTGAATGGAAAGTAGGTACAAAAGTTAAATTAAAGGGACGTATGCAAAGCCGTGATTATTGGAAGAAGCAGCCAGATGGTTCTTATGTTAGAAAAACAGCATACGAAGTTTCGGTAATGGAGATGGAGGAAATCAAATGAAAAAGGTAACTTTGAAAAAACTGAACGTTGAAAACTACAAGAAATTTGAAGCAAGAGAATTTGATTTCGCAGGAAGAACAGAAGTTTCCGGAAGAAATAGACAGGGTAAAACTTCTCTGATGGATGCATATTTTGATGTCCTGACCGGAAAGCTGGCAGATGGAACGCTTCCGAACAATATCCGCCGGAAGGTTGACGGTGAAGAAATTGATGATCCAGTAGTGAGAGAACTGGTTATTGACGTTGACGGAACGGAATATGTTGTCCAGAAAAAGACAAAGAAAGGAAAATCATCAAATACGGTTGAATATTACGTCAACGGAATTAAGCGGAACAAAACCGAGTATATGGAGATTCTTAGAAGGATTGCCGATCCTGATACGATTGCCATGTGCAGCAACGCCAGAGTGTTTTTGAATGAGATCCAGAAAGCAACAGCAAAAGCAAGGGAAACACTGGGAGGAATAGCTGGATTCAGTGAATCACAGTTCAGAGCAGAACATCCGGAATATGAATGGATAAAGAACGAAGGTGTGGAAGGAGATTCTATCGAAGAAATCTTAAAAGCCCGCAGAAGAGACCTGAGAAAAGCCAAGTCAAATGTTGATGATATTGCAAAGCAGATCAGAAAAGAGCAGAGCCGACAGGTTGAATGCGATGAAACACTTCCGGCGCAGAGGGACGATCTTCTTGACTTGCTGAAAGAAAACGAGAAGCAGGAGAAAGTACTCTGCGATGCTTCAAGAGAATACGACCGGATTTCTATTGAGCTGGCAGGGCTGAAGCGTTCACGTGACGCACTGGTTGAGAAAGCTGGTAAAACAGCCAGAGAAAACCATGACAGAATAACTTCCTTATTATATACGCTGAAATCCGACAAGAAAAATGCCGAGAACAAATTAAGGCTTGCCGAGATGGATTTGGAACACGCCAACAAAGGAATTGAACGCCACAAAGCAGCATTGGCACAGGCTAAAAAGAAATATACGGAAGCATTAAAAGAAAAGTGGGACGGCGATACCGAACTTACTGCAATCCGTGGAAAAGAATTTGACCCGGCATTAGCTATTTGCCCGACATGCGGACAGGCACTTCCGGAAGAACAGGCGGAAACTGCGAAGCGCAAGTTTGAGTTCAACAGACAGACCAGAATCTCCAAAAAGTTAGAAGAGAAAGAACAGTTTGAGAAAAATAAACGCACCAAACTGGAGCAGATCACTGAGGATGGCAACGAAGCTTCCGAGGGATTAAAAACAGCGAATGAAACTAAGAAAGAAGCAGAAGCAGCTATTGAAAATACCAAGAAAGAAATCATATCTCTGGCACTTGAAATCGCAGAAACGGAAAAGGAAGCAGAAAAACCGATTCCAGAACCGGATATGTCTGGCGATGAAGAATACAAGGCAGTTTGCGACAAAATCTCAGCACTGGAAGAAAGTCTCAATGGCATCGGAAACGGTGAAAATGACAGGATTTTATTAAGTAACAACCGTCATTCTCTGGAAGCAAAACTCAGAGATGTTGAAGCGAAGATTAAGACTCAGACCGCAAGGCTTGAGGAAAAAGCTAACAACCTTGAAACATTGCAGGAAGAGCAGAAAAAGCTTTCACAGAAGCAGGCGAACATTCAGCAGAAAGTAGATCAGCTGACCGAGTATTCCATTGAGAAGAATAAGGCACTGGCAGCAGTGATTAATCCGCACTTCAAACATTTTCAGTTCCAGTTCCTTGACTACACACAGGATGGAGAACCGATGGAAACTTGCCGGATGATTTGCAACGGTATTGATTATGCAAACGGTCTGAACCACAGCGATCGGATTCTTTGTGACATTGACCTTGTGATGGGTTTACAGGAGATGAACGACTTACGGCTTCCGGTTTGGGTTGACGATACCGAGAGCGTAAATTCGGACAGGATTCCAGAATTGGATACACAGATGATTCTGCTGAAAGTTTCAGATGGAGAATTGAAGGTAAAAGGGATTTAAAAATTAAGGAAAGAAGGAGAAGAAAATGCAGTTAGCCACATGGGGAACATACAGATTCAAAGCCGATGCACAGAAATGCGCAGATGAAATCATGGAAATTTGTGAAGAATTGGAGTCGGCTACACCACAGCAGATTCTTGAAAAAGCTAGAGATGGGAATACTGAACTTCATAAGTGCTTTACGTGGGATGACACCGAAGCAGCAGAGAAATGGAGAATCACAGAAGCCAGATCAGTTGTAAGAAATCTCAAGATTGTTGAGGTGAAGCCGGATAAAAAACCAGAGCCGACAATAATTAGAGTTTTCTACAAAACCGATAATTCCGGTGGGTATAAGCCAACAAAGCTGATTTTAAAGAAACCAGACGAATACAAAGCGCTTGTAGAACGTTGCCGGAGTGAACTTCTGGCAGTGAAACAGAAATTCCAGAACGTATCAGAATACGAAGAAATATGGGAAATGATTAATTAAATATCGAAGCCGTTACTGCGCTGATATGCCTACAAGAGTGGGAATAACAGAACACGACACAACATTACAGAATACGATAGCGCAACACACGACAGAACACCGCAAAACAAAATTAAATGTATAGACTTATTCTTGTAGGTTTATGAGTGCAGTAGCGGCAAACTTCCTACGTTGATATGCCTGTAAGATAGGCAGGAAAATAGTGAAGTATATCAAACAATATAACAGCACAGGACAAAACACTATAACACTTATTTTACAGGTTTATGAGCGTAGGAAACCACAGCATTTATCAGTCTGCATAAGCAGAAAGAAAGGATAACTCACAATAAAACAAAATAAAATAATTCAGTATAGTGCAGTACATCTTTACCTTGTGCAGAGTGATAAGTGTTGTGAAATGCTTAAATAAGTACATCAAATAAAAAAATAGGACAACATAAGAATATACAGCAAATTATAGCATACAACACTTCAACGGAGGACTGTTTTACAGGCGGTATAACCGTCAAGACGTAATAAGAAAGCAAAGCAAATAATAATATAGGATAACGCAGCACAGTTTATATCGTCTATAAAGCAGTTCTTCAAACAAAGTTGAATTTTGGGTAGGTGGCATGAAAACACCAAGTAAACAATAACGCAAAATAAAACAAAACATACAAGGATAGTATATTATAGGACAATTCATGTTACCTACCGAGTGTTCAACACAGATGTATTTAACTGGCAGTAGAAACTGCCATAACAGGAAAGCATAAAACCTTATATGTGAGAGCAAAATAATACAGTAAACAATAGCACAACACAAGGCACGATTTCTATTGTCAGCTAAGTGCATCTGAAATTTGCGTAAAGATTCAAGCGGATTAACCCGCAATATAGGACAAGATATTATAGAACAGGACATAATAAAACAGCACAATATATTACAAAAACATTAATTGTGAATTAGTCCGTTTGAGTGTTTGCGCAAACAGAAACTATAAATCAAATCATAAAATTTCGGAGGGAAAACATTATGGCAAAATCAAAAACATTTACAATCGAACCTTTAAAGGAAACAACATTAAGACTGGAGCTTATCGGCGATACAGACCTGATCCTTCACAAGAGAAGCAGATATTACGAGCAGGCTGAATGCTGGAAACAGGCACATGATAAAGGAACAAAAATGCCGGAAATCTACAATCAGGGTAAAAACATCTGGGAGGGACTTATCACAGGCATTCACTGGGAGAAACCGATTACTTTCCACGATGAAGATATTTCTCTCTATACACAGGAAGAATGGGAATCATATATGAAGGACAATCGTCCTTGTATTCTTACTCAGGCATTTAAGAAAGCGTTTACGGAAACATTTATTACTTTCTTCAAAGATTCCACAGGTAAGAAAGGAACAGATATTAAGCGTTCTCTTTCAATGACAGGATCAATTTGTCCAGTAGACTTTGAGAGCGTTGAAGTGGTAAACAACATTGTGCCTACATCCGGAATCAGTGCAAGCCCGGTTCTTTGCAGTAGCAATGTATTCCATAATTGGAGAACTACTATTGAAGTATCTTGCCCGGATATTGTATTTCCACATGAGACAGTTTTGCAGCTGATCGAAACCAGTGGAAAATATATCGGCATTGGAACACAGAGAGCCAATGGAAACGGAAGATATCATATCAACCCAGAGAATGTAACAATCATTTAAACAACAACAGTTCGGTGGTATATGAATCCGGGTGAATGCCCGGAAATCACAACAGGATATAAAATTCCAATAAAGCAAATAATAGCACAGGACACAATATTTCATCCTGTTTCATATGCCACTGAGCATAACTCTCAGGTACATTCACGGTGGATTGAGACTCTATCAAAATAGGGCACTACATAATAACACAACAAAGATTAGAACAGCGTAGCATAGATTTTTATTTTGAATTTCGATTCACTATGTATGTGCCTGAGAGGAAGATAAAAAATAGAAAAGGAGAATTAAAATGGCAGAAAACACACAGGTAGCAAATTTCAACACACAGCTTTCCTACTACACAAATCGTTATGTCGATTTAATGGAAAGAGATTTAACTTCAAGAGGAATGGAGTTTGATTCTTATTCAAAAGATTGCGTAGTGGCAGCAATGGGATCTATTTTCCAGATGGTACATGAGAGCGGCGTCAATTTTGACGCAATCAACGGTTCTAATCTTAAATTCATTCTGAGCAAAGTAGCAGCATTAAAGCTGAACGCAAACGCACATCCAAGAGAATGCTATTTCCAGATCAGAAACGTAAATGTAGCAGCGAAAGGACAGAAACCTCAGTGGGAAAAGAAAGTTGAATTTGCAATTGAGGGTGATGGAAACGACGCTCTCGTAAGCAGATACGGTGTCAATGTGGCTAAAGTATTTCCATACTGGAAAGTCAGAGAGGGAGACAAATATACGCCGCCAAGACATAAAGGTGTAGAAATTACACCACCGGAATGGGAAGAATCTGGAGTAGGTAAGGTAGTCCGTATTGTATATCCGATTCAATACAAGGACGGGCACATCGAATACCTTTCATGTGAAAGAGCAGATGTGCTGAAGAACCTTGCGGCGCATATCAAGAATAATCTCCAGAACGAAACTTTTGGAATTTGCGCAGACAGATATAAAGCTACGGATGCACAGAAAGCTCAGATCGAAGCAAAGAAAAAAGAGATTATGAAAAAGGTCTCTGACATTGGAGAGCTGGAAGCAATTATTGATTGTGAGGAATTAAGGCCGTACATTTCACCGTCTTATTACGAAACACAGTCAAGAGAATCAATGATTATTCGTAAGATGCGAAACAATATTATGAAGTCTATTCCTAAGAGATGGGATAATCCAGTGCAGGCTTACGAATACAACATGATGGACGCCACATACAGAGAAGTACAGGAAGAAATCGAGCAGAACGCCAACACCGAGGAATTTATCCCAGAGCCAATGCCAATCGAAGAGCAGCCGAAGCAGCCGACGGTCGCAGAAACTGTCCAGACGGTAGAAAAAGAACCGATCCCGGCAGCAGATAAAGAACCAGAGATTCCAGATTTTATGAAGCAGGAGGAAATGTGATATGAGTTTACATGATGTATTTACAGTATTATGCGTGATTGCTTATATCGTTTTTGTTGCATTAGCGATATACGCCGTTAAGAAGAAAAACGGTTTACCGATGCTAGTCGCGCTGGTAATTTCCAGTTTCTTTAACTTGATGGTTTCGCTTACAGCATGATCGGGAGGTGCTAAAAATGAACAATAACGAAATTTTAAAGAAAGCAAAGGAACTGGTTGAACTTCTGGAAAAACAGGAAAAAACATGCAGGGTGAGATTATCCGAACTTAATCCGGGAGATATCTTCCAGACTACCGGAAAGCGAAAATATAATGTCTTGGAGCAGTGTGGAGATACAACAAAAATTATTTCACTTGATGTGGTGAAAGAAAATGTGAAATTCGGAGACAACACGAATTACAACAAATCAAATGTAAAGAAGATGTGCGACACAGAAATCTTAAAGGATTTTGAGGAAGAATTTGGTGCTGAAAACATCGAAGAGCATACGGTAGATATTATTACTGTGGATGGGCAGAAAATTGGAGTAGTGAAATGCAAAGTTCGACCGCTGACGTTTGATGAGGCACGTAAATATACAGAACTGACACCAAATGATGAATTGGATGATTCCTATTGGACTTGCTCCGCATGGAGCACAGAGGAAAGAGGATGGAAATATACGTTTACCGTTGTTTCTCCTTCGGGCTATGTCTACTGCGGTAACTGTAATGTCAGCCGCGGTGTTCGCCCAGTTTGTATCTTAAAATCCAATCTCTTTGTATCTAAAATGGAGGAATGAAAATGAAGAAAAATTTGAAATATTTTGAAAATGAATTAAACCGGATCAACAAAGAATTTGCTGAATACAAAAAGCAGCATATGGAAAAACCGGAAATTGGTAAAACGGTAGAAATCGCCGGAATGGAATGGATGATTTTGGACAAGGCAGAAAAAGGATATTTTGCCGTTTTGAATGGATTCGATGGAAAAGAAAGAGTATTTGATTCGGATTCAAATAACTGGATTTCAAGCAAACTTCGAGAAGAATTAAATACTAAATTCTTGAAAAAGATTGTGAACGAATTAGGAGAGGATGCAGTCATCGGATTTGATCGTGATTTACTTTCTCTGGATGGGCAGAAAGAATACGGACATTGCGAAGATAAGATTTCACTTTTTACTGTGGATGAGTACCGGAAATATCGTAAATTACTGCCGAACATGCCGAAATGGTGGTGGTTGATTACGCCATGGAGTACACCAGCAAATGATTACAATTCAACACTTGCCGTTGTTTCTCCTTCGGGCTATATCTACGGCAATGTCTGTAGGATCAGCGGCGGTGTTCGCCCAGTTTGTATCTTTTCTTCTTCAATCTTTGAATCAGAGAATGATAAATGATGGCAAATGAAGATTTAAGAGTTATCACAAAAGCGAAGCAATTAGCCAAGCATACATTAATAGTTACGAGTAATGCCAGGCGATACCCGAAGAAATACAGGTTTTCACTTGTAGATAAAATGCAAAATAAAGCATTAGAAATCTACGAGTTGCTTTTTGAAGCCAACCGAACTGATCTGAAAGATTATAAAAGAGAACGATTAGAGCTTCAAACGAAAGCCATTACTCATTGTGATGAGTTGATGTACTTTATAGAACTTTCATATGAATTAGGAATTATCAACTCCGGTGGAATGGAGTCATGGTCACAAATGGTCAAAGATATAAAGTACATGACTATTTCATGGAGAACAAAAGACAGAAGCAGGTAACAACTTGGGTTATGCGTTGCAATACCGTTGTTTCGCCCTCCGGCAATGTCAACAACAATAACTACAATAACAGTAACGGTGTTCGCCCAACCTGTATCACAGGCAGACAGAGTAAGCTATGCGGAGCTAGAGAGCCTAAATAGAGGAAAAGACATTCCGTATGCCTATTCCGATTTAGAGAAAACCATAGATGAAGCTGAATATATCTTGGATATATAAATGTAGCATATAGAAAGTGAGGTGATGCTATTTGTTCATGCGAGTAATTTCAACAGGAAGCACAAAGGGAAATTGTTACGCTTTGCAGTTAAGTACAGGCGAGATTGTTCTTCTTGACTGCGGATGCAAGTATAAAAAAATCCTCAGAGGAATTGGCTACCAGATAAACAATGTTTCCGGTGTACTTCTTTCACATGAACATGGCGATCACACCAAAGCTATTCATGAAATCATGAACGCCGGAATCACGGTCTATACCGGAGCAGAAACAATCAAAAACTTAGGCATAACGGACGGAACTATAAAAGCTGTTGCTGAAAAGAAATACTTAAAAATCGGCTCGTTCAGTGCAGTTCCGTTCAGCCTGCCGCATACATCTGCAAATAAAGAGCCGTGCCCGAACTTCGGGTATCTAGTGGAACATGAGGAAATGGGAAAGCTTCTTTACCTGACAGACTTTGAGCATTGCCGGTACAAATTCAAATCAATGGAACTTAATCACCTGATTATTGGTTGTAATTACTGTGAGGAACTGATAGACAGAAACAATCCGAAGTGGAAACACCAGATCACCGGGCATTGTTCTTTATCAACTTGTAAGCAATTCATTAAGGAAAACCTCACAGAATCGCTCAAAACGATAACACTGGTACATTTGAGTGGTGATGCTTCGGATGCTGAAAAAATGCTTAAAGAAGTCAAAGAAGTTGTTGGGGATGATGTTCTAGTTCAGATTGGACGAGCTGGACTGGAAGTTGATTTGAACTTGTTTCCATTTTGAAAGGAGAAGGAAATATGGAAATGATAGATTGTAGCAAGTGCAGATTTCGTTATTGCTGCACATTAGCTTGGGATTACGGTTCATTGTACTGCGATGATTATGAGGAGGAATGACAGGATGCAGATTTTGATCAATGCTCTGGACAAAATCAAAAAGGAAATCTCTCCAACATCCAGCTTGTACGACAGAGGATGGAATGATGCGCTGGAAAAGGCAAAGGAATATTTTACATCCTACAATCCGGTGATTGAATGGATTCCAACAGAATTAATGTTGCCGCCGGAGCCAGACGAAGATGTTGATATCGAGGAACTGCCGCAGTACACGGTAACAATCAAGGGTGCTGAATGGCCAACATCTCTGAGATACATTGGAAACGGAGAATGGGCGGATGTTGGAGTCGGAAGAGAGATAAAATATACGGTTTCGGCGTGGATGCCGATGCCTAAAGCTTATAAGGAGAAATAGCATGAACAAAGTAATTTTGATCGGTAGATTAGTGAAAGACCCGGACATACGTACCGGAACCAATAACATAACCATTGCCAGATACACTCTTGCAGTAGAAAGACAGTATCGTAAAGATAATGAACGAAAAGCAGATTTCATAAATTGTGTTGCCCTTGGTAAAAATGGAGATTTTGCTGAAAAATACCTGCATAAGGGAATGAAAATCGCAGTTATCGGCAGCTGGCAGACCGGAAACTATACGGACACTGATGGAAAGAAGATTTACACAAATGACTGTCTAGTGGAAACCCATGAGTTTGTGGAAAGCAAGGGTAGAAGCAACCAGCCTGAAAACATCGGTGTAGTTCCATCGTCAGCACCGGAAAGTGACACATTTGTTGAACCGGCTTACGATCCGGATTTACCGTTTAGCTAAGGAGTGATTATATGAAACCGATTTTAGAAAAAAGATTCAACTACAAAGGGCATCCATGCGTAGTTTTATTCATGCCTGGAGCGCACCGGTGCGGATATGTTGGAATCCCAAAAGCACATAAGTTAGCCAAGCATGGGGCCAATTTAGATTTAATCAGCTGTCATGGCGGAATCACCTATTCTGAATCTAAGCTGCATTGCTGTGATGATGAGGATACATGGTGGATCGGATTCGACTGTGCACATTTCGGCGACGGATACGACATTGAAACTGCAAAGCAGTATTTCGGAGATGATCCAGACTTCAAAATGAGCTTTTCGATAATGAAAGACCTGTGGGAAAGTACAAATGAAGAGCGTAAGTTCCAGTCGTTAAAAGACGTACAGGACGGATGCAAAAGAATCGTAGACCAGCTTGAAAGGATGTAGATTCGGATGGATTACAAAAAATTCAGACAGGCGAAAGCCATTGAAACTAGCAACAAGAAGAAACTTCTGAAAGTAAATCCGAAACTGGATGAAGGAACCGGAATATATATACTCTGGCGTACCGAAACCCATGGATATATCGGGCAGTCAGTAAAACTTCTTACCAGACTGGCGCAACACATGTCAGGATACGAACAGCATATTGATCGCTCCATGAAAGCACATGGGTTGTATTCGGAAGAAAATAAGAACGGATACAAGATTGACTTCTTTCACTGCCCGGCATCGCAGCTTGATGAAAAAGAGCGAGAATACATCCAGAAAGCCATTGATGCCGGATGGATTGTGAAAAACAAGACTGGCGGTGGACAGGATGAAGGAAAAGAAAAGATTGCTGATTACCGACCGGCAAAAGGATATCGTGATGGTATCCAACAAGGCAAGAAAACTCTGGCCCGTGATTTATCACATATCATCGACACCCACCTTCAGATATCTTTAAAACCCGAAAAGCAGAACAACAAAACTTCAATCAAAGCTTTCGAGAAATTCAAGGAAATGCTTGATGAAAGGAACTATGAGAAATGACCATACGTGAAATAAAGAGCAGAAAGCACATGGAATACAAACAGAATCGTAAAGATATTTATTATTTCATCGTAAAATATTCAAAGCGCAAAGGTGAGATGCCGCAGGTTAAAACGATAGCTAAAGAATTGGACTTAAGCCCCAGTGCAGTTCAGAGACATTTACGTCAGTTTGCGGATGATGGACTGATTGAATTTTCGGGGAGCAATTCTCACAGAAAATACCGGCTGATAAGAAAGAACGAAAGATGAAGCTTTACGATCTGTACACCTTAGATGGGACGTTCGTAGATACTCTTACCTGAAAAGAAGCCGTTGAAAGGTTCAGCCTTTCCGGGTGGGACTTCAAATCAAAAATAGACTACAGAGAACCTATCAATGGTGAATATTACCTGGATGATTCGGAAGACGATATCACTGTTAGAAAGCATAAGGACAAAGACATGCTTGCACAGTTTGACTTACTCACATCGAAGTTAAAAAAAATATTAAAAGTGGAGGGAAAATAATGGCAGAGAATTGCAATGAATGTAGTATCGCATGGATACGCGGAAGTGATTATGCTGAGGTATCGGCGTACAACGGAAGTACTTTAAAGAATCGGACGCTTAAACTGAAAGAAGAAAACCCGGAAGATGTGAAGGTTATCGCAATTAACAAAGATGGCTCGATTTTCGCTCATGTTCCGAGAAAATACGTGCCAAATTTACGAGCCCCGAGAAAACTGACAGAAGAGCAGAGGGCAGAACTGGTTGAGCGAGGAAAGAACATGTCGAAATGGAAAGTAACTGATGTAGAAGAAACGCCAGATTTCGATTTTGACGATGAGGATGAAGAAATCCTCGATAGTGAAGATAAAATCGGTTTTTAGGAGAAGAAATGAGAGTAGATGTTCAGATGAGGAATAATGCTATAACGATTCAAGAATTGAGAGTGTATCTGGCAGAAAGGTACGGGATCCGCAAAGGAAACCGTATCAAGTACACAGAACGCGGAGATGAAAAAGTGGAACACATTTATGAGGTCGATGCGATTTATCCGCATTGTGTGTTGCTGCGAGATATTTTCGATAACACAAGGATTTGTCCATGTTACGGAAAATTAAGAATGATGTTGAATGAAATTGAATAAGAATCTGGTCAAGAAAATGGGAGTTTAAAATGAAATTTATAGATTTTTTCGCAGGAATCGGAGGATTTCGCAGGGGAATGGAATTAGCGGGGCATGAATGCGTTGGTTTTTGCGAATTCGACAAATTTGCTAATGCGAGTTACATCTCAATGCACTTGCTGACAGAAGAACAGCGAAAGGCATTGGAAGATATTCCTATCAAGAAAAGGCAGAAAGAAATATTAAAGGAGGAATACAGAAATGGAGAATGGTATGCAAATGACATTAGAAGAGTGTATGCCGGAGACATTCCAAAAGCTGACTGCTGGTGCTTCGGATTCCCTTGCCAGGACATATCTGTTGCAGGAAAGCAAGCCGGATTTCAAGGAAACCGTTCAAGTCTGTTTTTCAGAGTTATGTACCTTGTCGGACAGCTCAAAGAAGAAGATAAACCCACTTACCTTTTCATTGAGAACGTTAAAAATCTGCTTAGTGTTAATGGAGGATGGGATTTCGCCAGATTGCTCATTGAAATGGAGCAGTGGGGGTATGATGCAGAATGGCAGGTGCTCAACTCCAAAGATTTCGGAGTGCCACAAAACCGGGAAAGATGTTTTATTATCGGACATCTTAGAGGGAGAAGTACCTCAAAAGTATTTCCTATCGAAGGAACAGACGGAAAAAATAGTATTCAAATAATTGCACATAAAGACGGATACAGAAGAAATACACAGGTATTTGCACCAGACGGATTAACAGAAACACTTGATACTGGACAAGGTGGTGGAAGAGGACATCATGTAGCATTGATGTGTTTTATTGATTTAAGTTATAAAAAAACAGAGTTAACCAATAAGGCAAGGTGCTTACAAGCCAGATACAACAAAGGAATCGCAAATCATAAAGCTGAAGTAAGCGGAGTTGCAATAAAAGTTATAGGAGAAGTTAATTCGTCACAAGACGGAAAAGTGCTTGGGACTGATGGTATTGCAAAATGCCATTCGGCAGGACACAACAACAATCCGAAGATTGCAATTCCAGTATTGGCACCAGGTCGTGCAGAAAAACGTCAGAATGGAAGAAGATTCAAAGAAGATGGTGAGCCAATGTTCACACTTACAAGAGCAGACATACACGGGGCTGCTGTCGAAATTGAAAACGCAAAGAAAAATGATGATAGTGGAATATTCGTGCCGGTATCGGAAGAATTAACGGTATATGCAGTCTGGTATGAAAAATATCAATGCTACATAGCAATTCGGAAGTTGACACCGCGCGAATGCTTTAGGCTGCAAGGGTGGTCCGATGATTATTTTGAGAAAGCTCAGTTTGTTAATTCTGACAGCCAATTATACAAACAGGCAGGAAATGGCGTAACAGTGTCAGTTATAGAAGCTATAGCAAGGAAAATGAACGCAAATCCAAATTAATAGCGTGTCAGTTGCTTACATGGAGAAAGTGAGGATGGAAATGAAAAATAATAATTACACTTCATTTTTTAAACCAAAGCCAAAGAAAGTAGAGAGATACATTCGTTGCAGAAAATGTGGTGGAAACATGGAATGGAGTAGAGATTTTCCACCACAAATCAAATGTACGAAGTGTGGATATACAGTATATCCAGAACCTTATGAGCCAGATTGTACCACACTGCCAGAAACATGGAAGAAATATTTTAAATTATAGGAAAAAATAAGGAGAAAAAATGGATAAATTAAAGCCTTGTCCGTTTTGCGGAGGAAAGGCAATAACCGAATGTTGGGCTAGCGGCGGCGTTATGTACATGGTTAAGTGTGGTAATCCAGATTGCGCTGTACCAGCGGAAGGCTATCCTTCTGGAAGAAATTTGATAGCTGTAAGAGAACAGTGGAATCGAAGAGTAAATGACAAGGAGGATAGTAATAATCATGAACTATAAAACACAATATTATAAAGGAATCCCACTTAATTTAATTTCCAGAAAATACAAAAATATGAAAGCAAAGAGATTTGTAATAAATCATACTAATCAAAATGTGTGGATTCCTAACAAACATCTCAAAGAAGATGGAACAATAAAAGAAAAAGAGAATATTGATTATGTGTTTAGAAAGTCAATACGAAAATTAGAATTAGCGGGAATAACTCCGACGATAATTGAAAGCATAATTTTATGACAAAAATGAGGAGGACACAAAATGTTAATCAGAAGTCAGAATAAAGAAAGTCTAATTGCTATTGATGGAAATTTTGTTGAAATATTAAAATATGGCGATCTTTCGGAGTGTTCGATAACGGTATCAACTAGGGATCATTCAAGTTTGCATGTGATGGCAAGATATTCTTCTGTGGAAAAAGCCATGAAAGTACTGGATATGATTCAGGAAGCCTATGGAGATTCGGAATACACAAAATATGTAATTCCAGAAGTATGCAGGACATTAAGTATGAAGCCAAAAACGGAAGAAAACAAAGCGCATGCAGGAGAAATTGGAGAAATGCTCAAAAAAGGAATGACGTTCCAGATGCCAGAAGATTCGGAGGTGGAAGTATGAAGCATGTAAAAGGATTACTGAAAAAATACATTGAAGCTGACAACCAAATCCTCGAAGAAAGGGATGCATTTGTAACTTATGTGGAATTAATTGATGAGTTGCAAGAAGCCATCGAACAGGACGAGAAGGAAAACGGATGGATTCCGGTCAGTGAGAGATTGCCGGAAGATGAAAAAGAGTATCTTGTAACGCTTGAAAAAGTCTATGGAACACCTGAAAAGCTTTATGGAATTGCGAATTATTTAAAATTTGGAGATGCCGGATACTGGAATGAAAATAAATATGGGTATCTTGAATGGGATAAATATTCAGATGGGCATGGAGGAACAAAGATGTATAAAGTTATTGCCTGGATGCCACTTCCAGAACCATACAAGGAGGTGGAGCCATGATTACATTTTTATTAGGATTCACCCTTGGAATCATATTCGGAGTGGTTAGTCTTGTATGTGTGGCGATCATGTACGATAAGCACCACCCAGACGAATAGAAAGGAGAACGGTATGCTGACAAGGAATAAAAAACTGAAAGACTACGGTATTCCGGCGGAGGATATTGAAAAACTGAATACGATGCTGAAAGACTTTCCGGCAGAGTACGGATACCTGCTTTCCGGTGCTGCCTTGTCAGCCTGCCCGAAAAACACGGTGATAGCGGATATGGTTATTGAGAATATCTTGCACCGGAAAAGTTACAGGAAGATCAGCAGAGAAAGATATATCCCGATGAATCCGAAGGACTTTTACGGATACAGGCGCAAGACCGTCGCTGTACTGTATGAGAGGATGCGGTTGTTGGGAGTGTGGGAGGAGGAATAAAAAATGTGCCTTGTATGGTTGGCAATTATGTTTGTTTGTTGGATTTTAGGTGTAAAAATATCAGACATCAATGTTGCAATGATAGCAATTTTCTATATTGGTGATTGCATTTCTGACCTTGCAAAAGCAATTGAGAGAAGGAGTGAAAAATGAGTAGATTAATTGATGCAGACGATTTAATTGAATATATTAAAATCTGGGAAATTGGAAATAGTATTAGTTCCGACCAAAAAGAGTTTATTGATTGTGTCAACAGGCAGCCGACAGTTTTTGACGTGGACAAGGTTGTGGAACAATTAGAGAATTATTTGTTTGAAAAATATTGCATAGAAGGAGATACAACAATTGATGAAATCGTGAAAGGCGGTGGAGTTGAATGAGAGAAATTCTTTTCAAGGCAAAGCGGATTGATAATGGCGAATGGGTTGAGGGATGTTATGTGACATCTGATGGTAAATCTTTTATTTGTATGGATATAGTAGAACATTATTGTGTTATTGCACTTAGATGGTTCGAAATTGATCCAGAAACCATCTGCCAGTTCACGGGACTTTGCGACAAGAACGGGAAGAAAATTTGGGAAAATGACATTTTGATGTGTCATGGAACCCCAGAAGACCTTGTAAAAGCGGTATTTGGAGAATTTGGTGTAAGAGATATTGAAACCGGATCCATAGTAGATAAAGTTATCGGATGGCATTACGAAGTTGTCCCAACAGATGCAATCAGTAAGTGCGAACCATTCTGTTGGTCAATGCCCCTGACAGAATATTATATCGACAGGTGCGAAATGGAAGTAGTTGACAACCCAGAATTATTACAGGAGGAATCAGATGAGTAAAGGCAAAGACATTTCAACTATGTTTACGAAAGAAGAAAACAAAAAGAATGGAAGACTTGGGTATTATAATGCTATAAGAGAAAAGAAAGATATTATCAGTCCTGCACAGTATGGAGCATTCTTGCAGAAAAGAGGTAGGAGAAAATGAGTAAATCAGTATTAGTGATTGACACACCAGAATCCTGCTCTGAATGCAAAATCGGTCACGACATGAGCATTTGTATCATTTGTCCAATTGCAAATAAAGTAGCGTTGAATGGAGAAGTGGAAGCAGCCCCTAATTGGTGTCCATTGAAGCCACTGGCGGAGAAGGGCACTACCGAGAATGATATGACGGATTATCAGTGCGGGATGGTCGATGGTCGTAACCAGTGTATTGATGAGATTACAGGAGAGGTGAAGTAGATGGAGAGATTAACGCTTGAAGAAGCTATTGCTCATGCAAAAGAAGTAGCAGAAAAGAATTATAGAGGTGCAGATTTTGAGTCAATTGATTCTATAGACGATGATATAAAGACTAATTGTATAAAATGTGTGGAAGAACATATGCAACTTGTAAAGTGGTTGGAAGAATTAAAATCTTACAAAGACTTAGAAGAACAGGGCTTGCTTGTGAGATTGCCGTGTAAAGAAGCATACACACAGTCTGGAGATTATGTTTATCTTATTGATGATTGTGAAATTGTTAAATGTGTGCATTGTGGATTGGGAATCGACCCATTGAGCGGTACAGCTTACATTACACTTGCGACAGATGAAAAGATTTTTCCTTATAGAAATCCAGATCCAGAACAGGACTTAGACCCTACTGATTGGTGCACTAATGCGATAGATGTTAAGGCAAGTGAAATTGACAAAACCGTATTCCTCACCCGTGAAGAAGCTGAGAAGAAATTGGAGGAGATTCAAAATGACAAGACCTGAGATTACAGCAAAATTATCAGCAATGATCGAAAAGAAAATCAATCCTCACAATGATCCACGTATTTATTGGGCTAAGGAAGTTACATTCGATTATTCGACAGATCATGCGGTGAGGGTGGATTACATGCGGTTCGTGCCAGTAAATAATAGTGTGTCCGGGATAGAAAAAGGAGATTTCTATTGCTATGAAATTAAATCATCTGCTGAAGATTTTCGTTCTGGCCATGGGTTGAATTTTATTGGTGATTATAACTACCTGGTTATGCCTATAGATGTATGCGCTGCGGTATTCCTTGAAATTCCACATTATGTAGGAATATATGTACCAGAAGCAAATGATCTTACATGCATCAAAAAAGCAAAGCGAAGAAATCGGACAAGGCCTGTGTCTGAAATACTTTTGATGATGTTCCGGTCTGTGAATAGAGATTATAGAAAAGCAGTAAAACAGTTGGAGGAGATGAAGAAAAATGAATAAATGTTGCGCTAGTCAAGACGGTATATGTAGAAACATTATTCTATTCGGAACTAAATGTGACGGGTACAAAGAAAGATGCACGCTGAGGCCATGTTATGAAAACTTCGAAAAGATGGCAAAATGTTGCCAGCATAATTTAAGAAAAATGTTTGGAGCGGAGGATTAATATGAAACCAGAAGAAGCAAAAGACATCTTATTAGATATGAGAGACCGGCATTTGGTTTTCTTGGGAGATTCAGAAATCGAAGAAGAATGGCAAAATGAATATTTAAAAGAAGCATGGGCGTGTGATTTTGGGGCAAAGTCATCGGATAAACAGATTCCGAGGAAGCCGATTAATAAAACAAAACTAGATGATACCGCAAGCCTTGCTTATGAAAATTGTAATATTATTGTCTGTCCAACCTGCGGCGGACGGTTGAAACTGAAATCAAAAGGGAAATATTGCGATAAGTGTGGTCAGAAATTGGATTGGAGAGAAAAGGAATAGATAAATGGCTAAAGTAAGCTGGATCAAAATTGAAACAGAGATGTTTAATAATGTTAAAATCGGTCATATCAGAAAGCTTCCAGAAGGAAACAACATAGTTCTTATTTGGGTTATGCTTCTGACAATGGCCGGAAGATGCAATGCTAATGGGCTTATCTTTCTGACAGAAAACATTCCATATAATGAAAAGCTGCTGGCAGATGAACTTGGCTTTGATGAAAGTGTTGTACGACTTGCGCTATCAGTTCTTGAAAAATTCGGAATGATTACACGGGATGGAAATTTGCTTACAATTCCAGGTTGGGAAGAACATCAAAATATCGAAGGTATGGACAAGATCAGAGAACAGAATAGAATTAGGAAACAGAAACAGAGAGAACGGCAGAAACTTGCAATTGAACAAGATATGTCACGTGACAGTTCACGTGACGTCACGCAACAGAATAAGATAAAGAATAAGAAAGAAGAATTAGATAAAGAAAAAGATAATAATTTAATAGTATCTAAAGATACTATTCGTCAGACAGATGTCCGACGTGTTATTGAGGAATGGAATAAATTACAGGATGTTGGCATTGCTCCTATCAGGGATATCAAACCAGCATCAAAAAGATGCCAGATGCTCAAAGGACGAATAAGAGAGTATGGCATGGATGATCTCTTAAAGGCTATGGACAACATCCGCCACAGCGATTTCCTGAGAGGCGAAAACAAAAATGGATGGATGATTACTTTTGACTGGTTTGTAAAACCGAATAGTTTCTTAAAGGTTTTGGAGGGTAACTACAATGGGGACAGGAAACATGGATCTGGTGCAAAAACTCAAAGAAAAGTCGAGCCACTTATCCCGTTCGGAACGCTCAGTGATGACGGAGACTCAGACACATTGCCCTTTATGCGATGATTCCGGATGGGTATGGAGCCGTGATCAATATGGAGTTCCGTATTGCCAGGAGTGTTCCTGCGGTATCCGTAAAAAAACGATTCATAGAAATCAACTTAAATTTGCAGAGATTCCAGATATCTACAAGGACGCAATGTTTAATAACTTCCGGTCGGCAGTATACCAGCTGCCGGAGAGCCGGGAAACAATAAAGCAAGCTGCAAAAGCTGTTCGATACTGGGTAGAAAATATCAATGACATGCAGAAACAGGGAATCGGACTGTATTTTTACTCTAGCACGAAAGGCTCTGGAAAAACCCGAATGGTATGCAGCCTGGCAAATGAACTGATTGAAAAACATCAGAAACAGGTAAAGTTTTCAACGTCTATGAAAATCCTTGACGAAATCAAGTCCACATGGGGAAAAAGATACAGTCCGGATAAAACGGAAGAACAGTTGATTGATGAACTTGCCAGAGCAGATATTCTAATCATTGATGATTTCGGCACAGAAACCGAAAAGGACTGGGTAAATGAAAAATACTATGAAATTATCGACGGACGCTATACAAGCCGAAAAATCACGATTTTCACAAGTAATTACTGTATTTCTCGGCTAAATTATGATGAACGTATCACCAACCGGATTCTGGAGCGGTCACTTGAAATCCCATTTCCGGAAGAATCTGTCCGGGAGCACATAGCGGAAACAATGAAACAGCAAATGATAGCAGGTATCATGGGAGGGGCAAAATGAACAGCGTGGTGTTAAAAAGAAAATTCGCAGGGAAACCGGTAACTATGCCTTATTCAGCTGCAAAGATTGAAAGAATGCAGCGGATGTTTGATGAGTCCAGAGAAAAAGTTCTGGCAGCTAGAAATGAAGAAATTGAAAAAGCGTATCAGAAAGGCAAGGAAGACGGGATCAGTAGAAGCGTGAGCGTTTTAAACAAAGTTGTAGAAAACGCAAGGGAAGAAGAAAGAGAGAAAAGCTACAACGCCGGTTTCGAACAAGGATTTACGGATGGACAGGACTGGGCGAATGTTGAGAACAGCGTAACATTGCTTTTGGCACTGCATAGAGCGTACGACTTTGAACCGGATCAGCTGATGAACGTAGTGGAAAAGAGTAACAAATATGTGCATCAGGCAAATGAAGGAAAACCAACTATCGGTACTCTTGCACGACAGTTGTACAATGAATGCCAGATAAAGTTGTGCGAACACGAAGTGGAAATTTTAAGAAAGTACAGTTTGTTTGAAGAGGGTGATCCATATGATTAAGATAAGCGCAATGTACAAAGATTCCGGCGGAACAAATCCGTATCACCGATGTGAGGAATGTTTGAGGTACCGGTCTGGAAAACATCCGAGGTGCCTGAACTACAATGGAGATGTGGATTGGAAACCAAACTACATTGCTTGCAAATTTTTCGCAGATGAAAAGAAAGATGAAATCAAAGGACAGATGGATATATTTGATTTGTTGTAAAATAAAGTAATTGATTGACTAAAAAACGCTAGAATCCATTTTGAGTAAGCTTACGTAGAAATATATACTCAAGATATTTTGAAGGGATTTTAGACCTTTTTCAATAAAGGAAGGAGCGTAGCATGAATAAAGCGTTATTGCTGGCATTGAACGAGCACATATACCTTCAGGGATTAATCAGTAAAGAAATGAAAGAGAAAATTGACATTGAAATTCTCTCTGAAAATTAGCTTAAACTATTGAGCGGAGATGAGATAGAAGTTATAATAATCTTATCTCTGCTCTTCCAAACAGAAGGGAGAACGGGGCATGAACGTTTATCGCACTAGAGAAATACTGAAGACTTGCAGTATTTTCGATCTAAAATTAAAGGTGGCGTTTTACGCAAGAGTAAGCACAGAATCAGAAGACCAACAAGTTTCCATCCATCACCAGGATGAATATTACAGAAACTTCATTGCTCAAAATAGAAACTGGGTATTTGTTGGGGCGTACATTGACAATGGAATATCGGGAATACGAACTGAGAAAAGAGACGAATTTCAACGTATGATGGCAGACGCCAAAGCTGGGAAAATTGATATGATCGTAACGAAAGAAATTACCAGGTTTGCGAGAAATACCTTAGACAGCATAAAATATACAAGAGAATTACTGATGTATGGCGTATGCGTATGGTTTCAAAACGACAACATCAATACGATTGACGAAGATAGTGAATTAAGACTTACCATAATGTCCGGAATTGCCCAAGATGAATCAAGAAAACTCTCCAATCGAATAAAATTCGGACATGCGCAGTCAATAAAAAATGGGGTAGTCCTTGGATCCCGAATATACGGGTACATCAAGAAAGACGGAAAGCTTACGATCGACCCCAAAACAGCTCCGATGATAAAAGAAATATTCGAAAAGTATTCTACGGGAGAATGGTCCACATCCGCCATTGAGAAATATCTATACAAAAAAGGATATCGAAATTACAAAGGCGGAAAACTCAGCCGAGATAATATCAAAAAGATAATCAAGAATCCGAAATACAAAGGCTATTATTGCGGCGGAAAAGTAAAAATTGTCGATATGTTCACTAAAAAGCAAGAGTTTTTGCCAGAGGACGAATGGACAATGTACAAAGATGACGGGAACCATGTTCCGCAGATTGTAGATGAATCCGTATGGGATAAGGCAAATGTCATTATGCAAACACGGAGCGATGCGATCAAATCCCACAGAACGTCTTTCAAACAAAATAATTTATTCACTGGATATATCTTTTGCGGTAATGATGGAGCACCGTACTGGATGAAGCAGCACACTATAAGAGGGCGTGAAGATGCAAGATGGGTATGTAGCTATCGTATAAAAAACGGAGCGCAAAGCTGTAACTCTTTTGGGATACGTGAGAGAGAATTAAGGGTGATGCTTGCAGACCTTATCAATAAATCCGGGGATATCCAAACAGCTATTGAAAAATATATAAGCTTGGTTGAAAAGAACATAGACTTCAGCAACGATGGGGCTGAGATAAGCCGACTTAAAAACATGATTCTCCAGATAGAGAAAAAGAAAGACAAGCTTCTTGACCTGAATCTGGATGGAATCATAACAAACTCTGAATACATTGAAAAAAGTGAAAAATTCAAGGATGAAATTGAAAGCATAAACAATAAACTTTCCGAACTGGAATCAAAAGAAGAAGCCAGCAAAGATTTTCATTTGAAATTAAAAGAAATCGGTATGATATTAAACGATCTACAAGGAGTTGGCCCAGAAGACATCACCAAAACGGTTCTGGGAGAATTTTTGGACAAAATATTAATAAATCCAAAGGGCCCACAGGAGTGCGAAATTTTGTTCTTTTTAAAGACCGGAGATGTAAAAAAAAAGTCAATAACCGAGCGGGATAAACCGGGCTGTTCTGAATATTTTTTTTTAAATAAGTTCTCAGAACGACACGCCGTATTTTACAGGAAAATCAACTATGTGGATGGATGCGAAAAGGAATTTAACTACACTTACGCATTTGCAATCTAAATAATATACAAAAGATGAACGGAAGAGCAGAGATGTAATTTTTTGACATTTAAGAGAATATCTGATAGTATGAAAACATACTAATGACGACATCGGTTCCAATTCCCGGAACAGGATGTCTTTTTGTGTTTTTAAGGGGTGATAACCATGAATCATACCGCATATGACGTAATGAGAGAATATATGATCGAGGGAGCAGAGCTGGACGGACCATACCAGTTCCCCATGATGCCACGGTATACCGGCAGACCTGGAACAGATACTGTCGACTTCAAAGACAGCTTTGACCGGCGGATAAAGAACCACAGGGACTTGACTGTCAATTTCTATATCCATGACAACGAATTTGAAAAAATCTGGAATTGTCCGGATAAATATATCGAGCATCTAAAATGCTTCAACAGTGTGATCGCACCGGATTTCAGCATGGCGGTCGGAGAAGGCGGTATGCCATTCGCGATGAACATCTGGCAGAAGTACCGCAACCATGCGATAGCACATTACCTGTACATAAACGGAATCCGTGTGATTCCAAACGTGAACATACCACCGGAATACTGCTATGATTGGATTTTTGACGGAATACCAAAAAAAAGCACGGTTGCCTGCTGCACCAATGGGCGAGTGAAGTCGAAAGCATCACGACTGGAATTTTGTAAGGGGTTTCAAGAGATGGTCCGGAGACTGGAGCCATTAAGAGTAATCATCGTTGGACGGATACCACAGGAACTGCAAACAGACATAGAAATTATCAGTTTCAAAAGCAGAAACCAGAAGATTAAGGACAGGGAGGGGAAATATGGGATTCTCAACTGAGCGATCAGCACACAATAAAGTACGTAGGAAGAAAGATAAGACGGAACAGAAGGTGAAAGTCCGGAAACAACGGACCACATACAAAACGAAGAATACAGCAAGGAGAAAATCTGAGGGATTAAATAAATTAAATTGATTCGTGTTTTTTTACAACCCCTCGGAAGATGCTATGGATTAATATATGCAAGATAAACAAAATGAAAATCCAGAAAAGAAGTTATTTTTGAGCCGTTCCATTTTTGTGCCGGTTTTTCGGGACCTTTCTGAGTCTGAATATTGCGAATATTCAAGAGCCAGCAGAAATATTGTTCGTTTCACAACCGGTATGATCGCCCTGTAAAAGGCTGCGAATCACCTGCGGACCGGTGACGGGGATTTCCCAGGCATTAATAGCCGACGCTCTAATTTCACCCACAACGCCCGCAAAACTGACAAGGCTACACTTCTTCAACCGGAATCTAAACGTCCGTTTAAAAGCCAAATAGGGCGGTTGTGCAGCACGCCCAAAACAGAACATATTTTCGTCACTGTTCGGACACTGCGTCCCGGATCGGTGCCAGCTGCACAGAAGCACGACAAAAAGAGCCGGAAACGGCTATATATAATCATAGTATCATCATGCTGGAATCCTGTCAACTGTGAGTATTGATTGACAAAAACGCACAAAAACGGCTTAAAAATACGGCAGGGATAAAAACATCAAGGAACGCCAAAAAGACGAAAAAGCGGCGAAAAAAGCAAATCAACAGCCTCATTTCCGTACAAGAAAAATATTAAGTTGTCAAGGCACACGGCTTGTAGATAGATTTCGCAAGTCTGATCCGCTCCCTAGGCCGTGAACCTGGCGCCGGACTGGATACCGGAAGAGCAGCAGAAAAAGAGCAGCGTTTTTACTGCTCTAAAAAATTAACATTAATTGATCGGGGCAAGTCCCGGAAGAACTCCGAAAAACCGGCGTCAGTGGTGTTGTACTGCCTGTCAGAAGTCGGGATGATCTGCCCGGCCTTCAGCTCCATGCAAGACAGCTGCAAAAAACCGGTTTGTTTCGGTGATCGGTGCAGGGCGTACCGCATGACGGACACCGCCCCAGACTGACACCGCACCGGCGGAAGGTCGTACCAGATCAGCGGCACAGAACCGGAAGCGACCGCAAGAAAAACGTTCTCCGCTTCCTGGCGTGCGGTAGCCTCTATTTTTTCGACTTCTGAAAAATCGCCGCTTTTTATAGCGGCGACGGTTTGTTTTTGCGTGGGTTTTCTGATTTCGATTATTTTTTCACTCATTAACAGAACACCTCCCCGAACATAAATGAACCATTGTTTTTGAAACATTCGTTCCAGGCTGCGACAACTTCTTCAGCTTCTTTCCTGGATCCGCAAAGGTTCGCCGCTGTGATGCCTTTTATTTCAAGCTTTGAAAGCAAGTTATCACTTTCAGAAACCTTGACGGCGTAAGCATAGTTTTTTCCGTTCTCTGTCACCTGTACGGCGATATAGCTGCTTTTCTTCTTCATGTCTTTTCTTTCTTCCCTGTACCCATGGGAGCCGGGTTTTTGTTAGATGCCCACGACAAACGCATGAGTAAATAAATTGTGAACACACCCCTTTTCTAGTAAAATAAAAGAAAAAGGGGTGTTATTTATGCAGGAATTA